CGGACTCACGCTGCCACTTTGCTTTAGTTTCGCGTCATAGGATGTAACGGGGTGCGGTTGCCTCAACCTTGAAGTGTCAAGGTTTTCTAGCGTTGGTTCGAATCCAACATGATGCACCAAGTTTATCCCTGCGTAGTGTACTAGTAGCACGACACCGCATGCATGTAAGCAGTAAGCGCAATTCTTACTCGCAGGGCCCTATCAGTAAGCAATCTAAATCTAGTAGAAATACTGGATCAGGTTTGGCATCCCAGGTAAACTCTCCCGTAAGGGACTCGCCCGAATACGCCAAGATTGCTTTCTAATGGGTTGTCAAGGATGGTCTTATGCACGGTGAATAGCCGTAGGAGCATTATCGAGTGTGCGCCATCGCACTCTTGGTCTGACAAGGGTTCAAGTCCCTTACAATCCACCAAGTTTATGGGCTCTCAACGTGAGATGCGTTGGTTCAGAAATAACGTTACTGAACTAAGAGTGCGGTGAAATACCGACGGGGTCCACCAATTTTTATTTCGTTATAGTGTAGAGGATGAAAGAGTAGCATTGAGTAGGTGAGATAAGGCTGCTAGTAGCACAAAGTAGATAATAATCGCGTAGGCTTTAAAACCAAACACTGTGAGTCCGGGAAGTGCGGAACAGGTTGAAATGTGTGAACGTCGAGATAAGGCATTGAGGGGATGTGAGGGTATCATTGGGAAACACGGGGGCACCCAGCATACGCGATTTTGAGCCCCTATCGCAGGTTCGAGTCCTGCTGACGAAGCCAATTTTTGTAAGAGTTAGCAAGAGAAAGACTCGCTGGGAAGATTCTTCGAAGGTCAACTCAGTGTAAAAGTAGGGCGGGTTCGAGTACCGTAAATGCAGTGGAGCACCTATGTCAAGTATCCCAAGTAACATACCCTGGAAAACCTCGATGTGAATTGACTAGCGTTGCACATCTAAATCATAGAACTAACCTGAGGGTCTATGCTTACAAATTCATTAATGCTTGATCGGTTGGCTCAACTGCGTAGCGGAAGAGAAGGTCTGTGGTTGCATGGGCGGCACCAACGCTGGAAGTTATCGTAACCAGCCTTCGTGGTATACAGCGAAGTAAAAGGCGGCGAGTCTTAAACGAAGTAAGTATACGTGATTTGATCGACGAGAACGATATACTTGTGCTGGATTCGTAACCAGCTTTCATATCGAAACATCTATTCTTTTAAGTGAGAGCCAAATGCTAGGCTGTAGCATTACTTAAAAGCGCAATGGGTGTTTCAATATGGTGATAAATACAAACATAAGGAAGTTTTATGATAAGTTTAGTATTTTACACAGAATGGTTTATACCAAAACGGTTTGGTGCTTACACAATAGGACCAGTATGTCTCATTCGCACCAAGTACAAAGAAGATAGAGGATTGTTAACACATGAATTAACGCACGTTAAACAATTCTGGAGCAACCCAATTATGTTTCCGTTAAGATACTATTTCAGTAAAGAAGCTCGTTTAAAATACGAAGCTCAAGCGTACAAGCAACAACTGGAATATTATACAACTGACCTAACAGAATTGTTTGCTACATTTTTAGTAATGAACTATGATTTAGGCATTACATTAGAACAAGCAAGATCTGCATTATCTGCTGCAGAGGTTATCTCTTTTTGAAGATGACATGGTGCACCTCACCACAATGTCAAGACAATTTACAATATCTTCCTGCCATGGAGAATAGACGGAAGAATAAAACACAAAATTATAACAAAGATCTTGCCATTTAATGGCAAGACATATTAAAAGAAATTTAGCCCTTTTATCCTTAATGGTAGAGGTCCTGTTTTGTAAGCAGGGTGTGCGAGTTCGATTCTTGCAAGGGGCACCAAGTTATCGCGGGGTAGGGGAGTCTAGTCGTCCCCGCCAGTCTCATAAGCTGGAGATCGGTGGTGCGAATCCACCCCCCGCAACCAAGTCAAGTCCATGCGTCACTCACAGTGACTGAGTGTTTGTTCCGTTATTTGGAGAGCCTCTGGACTAGTTTTTTTACCGCCTTGGCTCAACTGGATAGAGCACTGGATTACGAATCCGGGGATTGGGAGTTCGAATCTCTCAGGTGGTACCATGCAAGCAGATCACAGTTGACAACTACTGCAAAAGGTTGTATAATTAATACATAAACAAAAAGGTACTATATGAAACGAAAATCTCGTAAAATGTAGTGTCAATCGTAGACCCCGTATATTGGTCCTGGATTGGCACATTAAAGACAATTTAGTATGCACCGCCCGAGGAAACTTTGATGATGAAGTCCGGCCTCTTAAGCCGAGAGAACTCAGTTTGAATCTGAGCCACGGGACCAATATACGGGGTATAGTGAAACGGTTATCACAGCACTCTTTTAAAGTGCCAATTCAGGGTTCGAATCCCTGTGCCCCGACCATAAGCAAACACATTACTAAATCTTCCGGTGAAGTATTCGAATTCATTCCGGCGCAGGTTATAGAGGACCCTGTAGTGTGTTTACTTATGGTATCTGAAGGAGTAATTAACCTCGACCAGAATCGGGAGTCATGACCCGATGAACTCGTAGTGATGGAATGGTATACATGGGCCTCATTGAAGGGGCCTGAGGAAATAAACGCCTCTTGCAGGTTCGAATCCTGTCTACAATGAGTTCGCTATATAAAAACACATCGGTAAGAGGATTGATCACCCTACCTGTGACGTAGCAACAGCGGTGTGTTTCTATATGGTAAGGTTCCGGTCTGGGGTCATTACCCAGCGTAAACGGCAGCGTCAGTCGTGACTTCCTAGGAGAGACTGGGGCCATATATAAACATTTTTGACGGGGAGGGTGCCGCCCAGAAATTAGCGGTAACTACTTCGGTCCCCTGGCAGGGGCGAACGGTTCTTTGTGCCAGCATTGAACTAATATTGAAAATGTTTCTATATAGTAGACAAAAGATATGGTGGCTATGGTGTAATGGAAGCACCCAACTCTGTGAAAGTTGTAGCACGGGATCGTTACCCGTTAGTCACCCCAATTAAAGATTGTTGATAAAACGCAAGGCTCGAGACACGTTGGTAAAATAACGCATTTGAGCTTCGGCAGTAAACACATCGTACACAATGATGTAGCAAACGCCAGAGTCACTAAGTGACAGGTGGAAGTTCAAACCACTTGGAGTATGATTCTTGTATGTTTTCATAATAGTATTTATTGCCCTTAACTTAATATCAAGTAGCGTTACCTGCTGGAAACCAATTTTAGGATGCTAACTGCAAACATTTTATACACTAGACTTCTAATCTAAAACGTAAAAATGCATCCTGTTATATTGCATGTTAAATATAAGATGACTTTTTGTAAGCTACCGTGGCAAGGAATAGACATTAGTCCTCAGGGGGAATTCAAACCTTGCTGTAAATATGCTACTTCTATTGCAGATAATCTAGATGATTATCTATCGAGCAAAGAACTAAAAGAGTTGAAGTCTGCTTTTTTGTTAGGAGAAAAGCCTAGCGCATGTAATAGATGTTGGAAAGATGAATTATCAGGCAAAGATAGCAAAAGACAATTAGAGTCAAGTACTCTATGTCAAGAATCTTTTAATGATACGCTTAAAATAGTAAGTTTTGCATTTGGTAATACATGTAATCTATCTTGTAGATATTGCAAAAGTTATGCTAGCTCAAGTTGGGTTTCGGATGAAAAAGAATTAAAAAAGCATAGACCTGAGATTAAGATTTTCAATCATAATAAATTTTATAAAAATACTGAAACAATGCTTCGTCTTTTTGAATTGTCAAAAGACGCGATTTTGATTGAGTTCCCGGGCGGTGAACCATTTTATTCGGGTATAAAAGAACACATAGATTATATCAAATATTTATTAAATCATAATCCAGAAAAGAAAACACTGAGATACATTACAAATTGTACAAACTTTCCCAAACCAGAGTTAATTTCTTTATGGAAGCAATTTAAAAGTGTTGATATTCAACTGAGTATAGACGGTGTAGGTAATCAATTTGAGTATATGCGACATCCCGCTAAGTGGGAAATTGTATATGCTAATATTAAGCGATATCAAGAATTTCAACGTGCAACTAGTAACATTCAATTAAGCATTAGTCACACCGTTGGTATCTTAAACGTTTTTTACTTAGACAATTTCATAAGATGGATCGAACAAGAAGAATTACCTGTACCCTATATTGGGTTAGTAACAAAACCGCAGCATTTTAACATTATTAATTTATCTAATAATTTAAAAGATTTGATAGCTAGAAATTTATTATCTGCCCCGGCACAGCCGATCAAGACTTATTTACTGGGTGATGGACAGGAAACTTTAACTAGATGCCTATCAGATAGGATACGTGAAGTTGATCAATTGAGAGATCAATCGTATAAAGAATATTTTCCTGAATTTGCTTCTATCTTGAATATGTAATCTTAACTATATTTATGTTGTTCTTAGTGTACCGGTGCGCACCTCGCTCTGTGAAAGCGATAGAATGGGTTCAACTCCCATAGATCAACCCAAAAATTAATGGCAGTGTAGCATAGCGACTAATCAAAGTATAAATATTGGTAATTTAGTTTAATGGTAAAACCCTAGTTTCATACGCTGGTGACGAAAGTTCGATTCTTTCAATTACTACCACAACCACCAAGAAATTTGCCCTGGTGACTTATGCAAATTGGCACAGCTACTGGTCTTAGAAGCCAGGTTTTTGCGGGTTCGAATCCCGCCCGGGGCACCATTATAATTGTTGTGCAACTTCCATGGCATCGGCCATGACTTCATTAGGCAAACTGGGCACGTTGAACACAGTGTTGTCCATGAGCATGCCTTGATTGTCAATGCAGGCCATGAGATAGTGTATCTTTTTTTCAAGGTCTCTGATTACATCGTCTTGGATACGTGGATCGCGGGCAAAAAAGTCACTCATAAAAATCTCCTGGTAATACATATTTACCGGGCTCGGGGGATTGATATAGTTGGAAACATACTGTCATGGCATGGCAGAGTCAGCAGTTCGAATCTGCTATCCTCCACCAACACATTAGAGGATGCAGTAGGATGGTTCCTACACCTGTTTGGAAAACAGGCCACTGGCGTGAGCTGGTGGGGGTTCGATTCCTCCTTCCTCTGCCATACAGATCCTAGACTCTTAGTTCAATGGAAGAACAGTACCCTGACATGGTACAGAAACAAGTTCAATTCTTGTAGAGTCTACCACTTGACAAGTATCTCCACTGATGTTATACTTGCTGCAAGTTAAGAAATTAACTGATTGTTCATTAAAAATTCGCTTGATATAAAGACTGACAACAGTTCAAGTCTTTATATCCACATGCACAAATGCCCAGGCCGGGCAGATGTAGCGGATTACAGCCTGGATGTACAAATGGTCGCCAGGTGGGCAGGTTCAATTCCTGCAAGTGTATGTGGATATAGAGATTTTGGTAACATTGATAGTTGACTAGTTCAGCAGTTGATGTTACAATGAAATTCAAGGGTGGTTTAACATCCTATAGGCCAGCTTGCTGGTTTATGAAGAATAACTGTGGTGACACAGCCAAAGGAGGTATGCCTACATAACTCCGCCAGCAATGGTTCGTTTAGACAAGCCTGCTCAGGTCCGTGAGGATCCGATCACTGATAAGACCGGTGGTTGTAACAATGACGCTGGATGTTGTGGAAAGAACGTTTGCTTACCGGCCCGCAAGGGTAACCGGAGTAGATGGAAAGTAACAGGTGGTGCTGACTTCACAACTAAACCAGTCCAGTTAGTTAGTATGAGAAAGGGTAGTGTATTTGTCCAAGGGGTTGCACCCAAGGGCTTGTATGCAGTTTTAATGGTTAGTGGCGGGTATGCGAAAGCCGAGACCCCGACGCCGATCGTGAAAGACGTCTGAGTAGTCCGCAAGACAAAAGGAACGTGGTGTGTTGTATTTTGTATTCCAAAAGAATATGAAGCAACTGAGTCAGCACATCGCAGTAGGTTGTTATAAGCTAATGTAAGCTAACTCCCTGTTAAGGAGTCGACTGTGGGTTCAAGTCCTACTAACGATTAAAATGCAAAGACTGACTCGGTCATATGTGAAAAGCATCTAATACTGGAGCCGCAAGGTAATCCAGTCAACCCAAGCTCGCAAGGTGAGGTTTGTTTATGCAGGAAGTTTCGTAAGGTGTTAGCGCACTTGAATGGCTCGCAAGGTCAACGGGATAGAAAGCGTAGAATAGCATATGGCGACAAGACTACTGCCTGTCTCTAAACGGCGATGTTGACAACAGACCAGGATATCTAGAAATAGAACTTGGTGGAAGTCGGAAGAAAGTATGCTCGCAAGGTGTACAATAATGTCCGAGGTGTTGTTGGGTAAGTGTGTATTCTCAGCACTCCACTATTCTAAAACACATTTTGATACCTATTAGGTTAACTAGTTGATCGCAGTTAATACGGTGCGTGATGAGTGTGTTTCAGAATAGAAAATTTGCCTCGGTAGTTTAATGGTAGAACGCCATCCTTACACGGTGGATACGGGAGTTCAATTCTCCAACGAGGTACCAACAACATGCAACGGTGGCAGAGCGGTCCAATGCAAGTGATTGCAAATCACTAAACCCGGGGGTTCAAATCCCTCCCGTTGCTCCAGTTAATACTCGGTATAGTGAAATGGTATCACCCGTGCTTTGGGAGCATGAAGCGGAAGTTCGATTCTTCCTACCGAGACCAACACATTGAAAGAGCAAAAAAAATAAGTGCGGGTATGGTGGAATTGGCAGACACACCTGGTTTAAGCCCAGACGCTTTAGCGTGAGAGTTCGAGTCTCTCTACCCGCACCAAAGATTTTCTGGCGTTCGTTCAACGGATAGGACATGATTCTTCTAAAGTCATTATAGAGGTTCGATTCCTCTACGCCGGACCAGAATATTGCGAGCGAGACTTGGTAGTCAGAGAGGTTTTATAAGCCTTTTAGCCCCAGATTAGGGTTCTTGAGAGAGTTCGATCCTCTCCGCTCGTACCAAAGTGTAATGTGAAAGTGTGTAAGTAAGTAAAATGTATCTCTGGTGTAATGGCAACACATCGGCCTCCAAAGCCGTAAGTTGAGGGTTCGAGTCCTTCGGGGTACGCCAATAAAAGAAAGTCAACTATGAAAAAAATGGACCTAGAAAAAGTCAAAGCATTTATACATGCTCAAAGTCCTGAAACCAGTGTGTATCTGGGCTGCGACAGCGAACGAGTAAAAGTCAATGACGTATGGTACGCAGACTATGCTCTGGCGGTGGTTGTACACATTGATAGCTGCCATGGTTGCAAAATCTTTGGTGAAGTACAACGTGAACGTGACTGGGATCAACGCAGCGACAAACCTGCCATGAGACTCATGAACGAAGTATACAAGGTTAGTGAACTGTTCCAAAAGATGAGTGATGTGCTTGAAGATCGTGTTGTGGAAGTACATTTGGACATCAATCCAGATCAAATGCACAAAAGCTCTGTGGTGGTTAACCAAGCAATTGGTTACATCAAAGGCACTTGCAATGTGATTCCAATGGTCAAGCCTAGAGCCTTTGCTGCCAGCTATGCTGCTGACAGGCTGGATTGGGTGTTGAGCAATCGCCGAGCAGCTTAGCCGAAACAGTTGATTTGTATCGCTGTTTTGTATATAATTAGTTTTGTCAGCGAAAGCTGGCAGGTAAGAACCAGGTAGATTAGAACAGACAAACTGTTGGCTTCAAGCCAGCAACCAGCCTTGAAAGCTGACCAATTATGGCCTCCGGGGTTTCCTGGATCGTGCTTGTGTGAACCGGACTTATTATAGACATATGCACTTTGATAACCGGACATATGCAGGCCACTGTGGTTTGTATTTTGCATGTTGCATATTGCACCTTGCTCAGTCTGCAACTTGACCTGGGTCTTGCCACCCTTATTGTTTAATGAAAGAAAATATGAAAATCAATCTACGTAAAGCCAATGCATTGCAACTGGCCATCCAGGACACAATCAAAACAATCAAATTTGACACTGAAGTCAAAATCAACGAATTCCAAGTGGCAGAAGATGTGATTGCCAAGGCGCGTGAAGCCTTTGCTGCTAATCAAAATCGTCACCGTGAACTGCTGAACAGCCTGTACGATATCCGCAAGGCTGTGAGCCAGGCCAATGCGGCTCAGGGTGTGGATGTGAAATTGGCCGATGTGGCCTTGATGGACAAGAAAATCCAGTATCTGGTCGAATTGTCTGGTAAAGCTGTACGTGACAGTGAGGAAGTTGTGGCAGGCAAGATGTCAAAATTGTGTAATCGCAAAGAAGACACTCGTAATTTGTACTACGGGCACGAGGCCACTGTGGATACTTCTATCTTCACTCAAGAAGATATTGCAGGGTTCCGGGCAGCAGTAAGTCAGGGCAAGAAAGCCAAACAAAAGTTGCAGGACGAATTGTTGGATATCAACGTTCGTACTGAGATCGAGCTTGGTGCCGATGCAGTTACTGTGTTGACTGCGGAAGGTCTGTTGTAGACCCGAGCCTGTAAAGGATGTTCATTGCACGAGTTCTCAATCTGTTGGAGAACTCATGTTCAGATAACACACCCTTTGCTAGATTACACTTACGACAAGTCACTTGTAGATTGTGGTAAGTGGTTGCTCCTCCTTGTGATTCAGGAATCACGTGATCCATATGGATTTCTGAATCACACAGATCCTCGTCGCAATAAACACAACGTAAGCCATCTCGTTCAATGATTCTGCGTCGAAGATTTCGTGGTATATGTTGTTTCAACATGATAAGTATTTATATGCGGGCATGGTGCTAGTGGTAACACATATCCTTGCCAAGGACAAGTTGCGGGTTCGATTCCCGCTGCCCGCTCCAACAACAGCGGCGAAGTCTCATTCGCCAGTATGAGTCACTAAGGTAGGTACCTAATCCTTAGGGCAGGTAACAGTATCAAAATGCAATGAGACAGGCGGTAGTGATCTACCCTAGGGAGCATCGGGCCTCAAAACGCCTCCCACCAATTTTGGAAAGTAATGCAGCGGGGATGGTCCTGCGACTGGCCTTGAAAACCAGGTTCTCAGAAATGGGATGGGGTTCGACTCCTCTGCTTTCCGCCAAACAACACGGCTCTGCCTTGTGCTCTTGACAACCTCACAGCAGGGTTCTTTATTTCGGTCCTTAGTTCAATGGATAGAATGCGTGGCTTCGAACCATGTGATGTGGGTTCAATTCCTGCAGGACCGGCCACTCTACTCCGTGTAGTTCAAAGGATAGAACAAGGTCCTCCTAAGACTTAAATATCAGTTCAATTCTGGTCGCGGAGACCAATCAACGTGCTCCTATAGTTAAATAGGTTCTTTGCTTAACACTCTAGCAAGAGGTTTTTTACTAAATTAATTTGCTGATATAACACAGAGGTAGTGTGCTTTCTTGGTATGAAAGAGGTCGTAGGTTCGAATCCTGCTATCAGCACCAAATTCACTTGGCAGCATGTAGAAATAAATATATACTGCAAGTTAAGACTGTATGAAGTTGACAGAAAAGGATTCAAGACGCGGGTTCGACAAAGGTATTACAATCTTCCTTTGACCAGCCCCAACTGCTGAATTTTAGGATCACCTATTTTTAACAAATAACTTTTAGACCCGTTGTTATACCAGTGGGTCTTTTTCTTTGATTCAAAATAATCTACAGAACTTACCCATCCGTTGGGAATAACATCTTCGGGTCCGAATCGCTTCTTTTCTTTTGTTGTTAGGTTGTAGTAGAACTTTGTTCCATAAGATCCATTGTTGCTACCAGAAACTTTTTTAGATAAGTTTTCGGATCTTTCTTTTCTTTGATCTTCCGTTAGATTTTCCCAAGTATTAGGATTTAACAATCCCATTTCTACTAATTTAGACCAACCTGTTTGCCTAACTTTATTGTAAGTTTCTTCGGTCCAATTTTGAGTTCCGCCTACTACAATCTCACCTGAATCAACTTTTTGACGATATGCCTTAATATTTGGTCTATCTTCTTTTGGTATAGAATTTATGTGTTCAAACCCACCTATACCACCTGACCGCATATTATAACAATATGATTTACCCAGGTGCGGTGCTACTGTTTCTTCTTCTTTGAGCAAACATTCAGATTCATTTTCAAACACAAACAAAGTTTCCCTAACGAAATTATCTTTGCCATACTTTTTTACAGCATTGATTATCTGGGAACCGGATCCATAATAACCGTCAAATTGATACGGATCAATAGTTTGGCGATGTTTGCCAATATAAAATTTATTGTTGACAAGATTGATTGTTTTATATACAATATAGAACATGATGTGTAACCCTTATAAATACAGTAGAGGACAGTCCCGAGTAACCCCGGGGTTGGTGTTAGTTACCGCTAACACCTTACTCTACTATTTATGATTGTATGAAGGAAAAAGAAAAGTATTCAAGACGGGGTTTCGAAACCCCCCGCTCCACCAAAAGATTTTTTTTTGAAAAAGAGTTTTTTAGTGGGGCGGACATGGTGATCGATTGGGTAATTAGTATTTGACCAGACAGTCCGGCAATGTAGAAGCCGTTAGGATTGAGGGAACTCGGCCGAAGAAGCACAAAAAGTAATCGCAAACGATTCACAATTCCTATTGGCAGCAAACGCCTAATAGCGAGGTAGTTATACCTTGTAACCAAAAATAACACTAAAGGCAACTTCGGTTGCCTTTTTTCTTGACTTGATCAAGCAAAACATATATACTACACTCATGCGCTAGTAGCCCGTAAGGTAAGGGCAGCTGATTCTAACCCAGATTGTAGCAGGTTCGATTCCTGTCTAGCGCACCATTTAACTTAAAGGAAAATAAAATGTTGTAGATTGAATATGCTTGTAAAGATTGTGTTTTCCACTTTAACAAAAAGCACTTGGAAGACGAGACCATCCCAATGTGGGTCTTAAAATTTCATGGGGAGACGTTATACGTCAATCATGTAGACTGCCGGCTACCTTGGTCAACTAAGGAAACGCCCGACAATGTATCTACAAAAGGCAGCATCAAAGTCAAAAACTGTTTATTACAGATCAATGACGATAACGAAGCAACCTTAACTGAACTCACTGTTTTTGATAAAATTCGTTTGCGTAACCAAAAGTTAGGTATCACACGAATCATGTTTAGCCCCAACAGTAATATGCACAATGCACTCCGGAATAAAGAATTCAAACATAGTTCCTTCAAAAACATCAGAGGTGCTTGTGCCAGTTCGTTTATTATCTGTGATATGCTTGATAAAGCAGAGGTAACATTTGCTTTATTGAAATATGATGGTTTTAGAATCTTACAACCCAACGAAGTCTATTACCAAGAATATGACAAGAGTAAAGGTGATATCAAAGTCAACTATAATGATCCAGATACCCCGTACGAGTACAGTTGACGTTAGGTTGACCACTATCTCAAAAGGTACTATACTGTAATTACACAGAAGGAGAAGCATATGGCAAGAGTTCAACCCCCTACAGCAACTTATCGCGTAGAATTCACCGAATACGAACGTGGTTGGGGTCAAAAACATTGGGATACAGAGTATTACGATAACGAAGCAGAAGCCCGGCAACGTGCAAGTGATTACAACCGAGAACACAACAGTGCAACGTCTACACCTGATTGGTACGTGAAAGCAGAGTATCGCGGTCTTTGCCGCTAACATAGCCCCGCAAGGGGCTTTTTTTTGACTATTTTAAAAATGCTTTCAAACAGTGTCAACTCTTTGTTAGGTTAAGGCGTTATATATGTACGCAGACAGATTGTCTGCGCTAACCTTAAGGAAACTTTGCATGAAAATTATTGCTACTCTAATCTCTGGTCTCGTTGCTGTTTCTGCTTTTGCTGCCGAGCCAGCCAAAGCACCTGCTGCTGCACCTGCTGCTTCTGCACCTGCACCTGCTGCTTCTGCTGCTAAAAAAGAAAATAAAGACAAGAAAGCGCCTGCCAAAAGTGCTCCTGCCAAGGACGCAGCAAAACCGGTTGCACCAGCGAGTAAGTAATTTTGAAATTGACGACGATGACAATGACCAAGATTGGGTGACCATCGATCTTCATCGAGGAAGAGATCATACTCCAGAAGATGGAGATGGTATAGATGATGTTAGTCCTTATGTGAAACATCGATTGAACCAAGCTCGACGATTGGCCATGTCACGTGCTCGATATCAAGTGTAAAAGCCCACTTCGGTGGGCTTTTTGTTGACCATGTGTTGACACCTTGCTACATACTATAATCATGGGAAATCAAACAGAATACTTTGAACGCATTGGTTATAGACCCAAATATTGGATCGGTGATCGTGTGTTTGGAACATGGAACAAGATTCCATTTATTGGCACCGTGGGCAACGATACTGTGATTGACAACACCGGACCCAGAATCTCAATTCACTTGGATCTCCCAATCAAACACGAAGGAGTGATACACAATATCATCATTGCCACACACAAGAATATTTCTAAATTGAAAGAATTTTAACTTGACTTTGTATGTGGTCGATTGTATACTGTAACTATCAACAACCCCAGGAGAACAACATGGCAAGAATCACCAGTCAACATGCAGCAGAGATGATCGGCAATAGATACGAATTGGTACTGATTGCAGCACGACGAGCACGAGAACTAGCACGTGGAGACATGCCGCGAGTTACCAAAGTGACTGGGCATCCAGTCACAGCATTGAGAGAAATTGAGCAAGGTTTTGTGGATCGTAGCTGGCTTTACAAACCACAAGATATTGTGTCAAAAAGCCATCACAGAAAATATTGAAGTACACGGTGCTTGTGAAAAAGGATAAATATCTTCATGAGCACCAATCAATTCCGCCAGTATCTTGATCTCTTAAACGAGGCAGATGTGATGTCAAATCCCTATGCCAACGATCCCAAACAAGCAGCTATCTATGCGTCGTTAAGCCCAGAAGATCAAGAATGGGCAACCAGAAACGGCGGCCGACCTGATTTAACAGATCCGTATATTGCCAATCGTGCTCCGAACAAATTTAAACCTGTTGCGCCAGCAGCACAATCAAATTCAAGAACATTTGGCAATACCGAGCCAGATCTAGTACCACCTAATACTGATGTGGCTCTGCCAAGTGCAAACACATTCAGCAATGATGATGCTGTTGCGGCTGCACTGGCCCAGCAAAATTTGGACACAAGGTGTGCGGTGTGCGGCACTCCCCAAAATCAACATCAAAATCTAAAACATAAATTTGTTCCTGGTAGCAACATTCCACCAGAACCTGTACCGCAAGGCGACACAACAGGAGGTGGTGGAGATGTTGGTCGCATCAAACAATTACAAAGAGAGTTAAAACAAGCAGGTGCCGATTTAGGCCAGACTGGTGCGGGCCGTGACGGCATAGATGGTGACTTGGGGCCATTGACTCGGGCTGCCATGGCCAAGTATCCTGATATCGCTGCAAAATACACCGATCTCAACAGGGCTGCGGCACCTGCTCAAGCTGCTACTCCTGTGGTGGACACTAGCAAATTGGATGCTGCTCTAACTGCAATTGAATCAATCATTGCCAAATACAAAGGCAAGTCCAAAGTTCCTGAAAGTCGAATTTACGAAGCCAATCGTCCACTCAGTGCAAAAGAATACATGGCCCGTATTAATCAGACTATACCACCAGATCCTGTTGCTCAAGAAACTCCTGGATTTCTGCAGTCAAAGATAAAAACAGGAGGGTTTGTTCCTCCTGTTCCTCCTGCGCCTACTAGCCCAGCAAATCCCAATGTGCAGAGACCTGGCGGCAGTAGAGAAGCACAGGCGTTTCGTGCACAACAAGCGGCGTCTGCATCTGCCAAACCAAAAAGTTGGGCAGCTAGTGCCGGGCAAAAGATCCTTTCTAAGTTACCCGGGTTAGGTGCTCGAACAGCAGCCAGGGCTGGAGCCACAGCAGTATCGGGTCCACTTGCTCCACTATTTTTTCTTGGAAGCGCAGTAAATACTGTGTGGGATGTAGGTAACTTTCTGTATGACATATACAAAGATTCTAAAAATCTTGAAGGCATGAATGATGCAGATCAAGCAGTGATTAAACAGAATCTTGCTGTGGTCAATGGTTTCATGAAAGATCCTAAAATTGCAGATACACTATCACCAGACACACAAGCTCGGGTAGAGAAAGTCATGACAGGTCTAAAAGCGTTGGCAGTAGATACTAAACATACTACGCCAGTAGCGTATCCAACACAGGCTCCTACTCCGGCGGTGCAACCAACTACGCCGGCAGCAAACACTGTGGTACCAAAACTCAATGTTACATTGGACAAACTTGATAAATTACTAAAGAAAAATAATTTTGAAAGTGTCAAGTTTAACACACTCAGCGAAAGCGAGCAACTGGCACGATATCGTGACATAGTGAATGAAGGACCAGTCTCATGGGCTGCTAAAAATATAATTGCACCAGCTGCAAAGTCTGCATGGGATAATGTTATTAAACCAAGCGGAAACGCAATTGTTAGAGGAACTATTAATAATGTAATTGCTCCAGCGGCCAAATTAGCAACACTCGGTACCGTCGGAGCCGGTTTATATAAAAGCTGGGAATTTATGACAGCGCCAAAAACCATGAGCGCAATAGATCAAGCTGAGTTCGAAAAAATACGGGCAGAATTCAGACAGCTTGTGCCCAGTCAAGCTGCATTTGATGCATTGCCGCCAGATGTAAAGGAAAAATGGACTCAGGTATGGCAACGTGCCATCCAGGCCGGATTAGCACAAGGAAACCAATGATTAAATCAAACTCAACTTACCGCATGCCCAAAAGCATTAAACGTCAACTAGCAGTTATTGTGGACCCGCAATATCGCGGTGAAATTCGTAGACTCATGATTCAAGCTGATCTTGCTAGTCGAGTGGATGCTCCCCGTCAGAAATCCACTGACAATACCATTAGCAAATAAATATAGTTACAGCGCCAAGTAATCTTGACGCCGGTGTATTAGACTCTTGGCATGGTGATGTCTTTACTGTAGTATTACTACAGAACGTCAACCGTGAGCGGATCTCTTTCACGAGCTTATTTAATTTGTTTAAAGGAAATCTATGTCTGACATATCAGTTCCCCTATCTCTGTCGGGGATTCCAGTGTTCACTTGTATCCCTATGCCTGGATTGCCCGGTGTTCCTCAGCATTTTGTTGACCGCGTGTTGTCCATGGGCCGTAGCGAACAATTAGGAGAAGAAAATATCATGCCCGGTGGCCGGCATCCTTCCTATCTAGATCGAGATGTAACAATAAATGGTGTTACACAGAAATCAAAGATCACTGCCAAATACGCCTTGGGACAAGAATGGGAACAATGGGTTCGGGATAATATCACAGATCGATATTTTGATACCGGTGCAAGGATCACTATTTTCAATGATCGCGCTACCACTGGGCCACATGTGGACCGGCCTGGAAAACTCCGACTTTTTTATCTAGTAGATCCCGGAGGGCCGAATGTTGAAACAGTATGGTATATCCGGCCTGGAGAATCAGTATTGTTTGATACTGACGCTTGGTTTAGCAAGCACGGTTATACTTACAGTGACAATAACGTAGATGAATTGATTGAACTAGATCGGAAAAAACTTCCATTAAACCAATGGGTGGTATTTAATGGGTACATACGACACGGCGTGTTGAATCAACAAGGTTGCCGTATGTTTTTAGACATTGCGTTGACTCCAGACAACGTACAATTTACATTGGAGAAATAGAATGATGAAGAAAATCTTAATGATCGCAATCTGTATGATTGCAAGCATAGTACAGGGTCAGACACTAGAAGTTCCTGCCGAACTTCAGGGACAGACAATTAACTTGGTTCTTGGAGTAACACCTGGAGGTGATACTGATATCAATCATCGAGCCATGGCACAGCAGCTGGAAAAAATCACTGGTCTCAAGATAGTAGTAATCAATCGACCTGGGGCAGATACCAAGATCGCTGCCCAAAGTATACTCAATTCACCTGCTGATGGTCTTACATTACTAGGGTCAGCCAGCGAAACGTTTGTAGTAAACTCGGCGTTGAACCTGCCTACAAAAGTAGACAACAAGGAATTTCAATTTGTGAATGTGTTTTTATTGACTCATCAAGTTTTTTATGTTAGTGCCAACGGCAATATCAAAACTGTAGAAAACCTAATCAATGAAGCTCGGAACAATCCCAAGTTTAATGCAGGTTGCAGTTTTCCATTGGCATGCTTGTATCTATCAGCTTTTTTTGATTCGCAAGGACTCCGTCCTCAACGTGTTACTTACAAAGGCATACCTGATGTAATGATTGGAATGGTACAAGGTGATATCCAGGTAACCATGGCTAGCCCGGCATCAGGATTGAGTTGGGTCCAAGGCAAAAAAATCACGCCGTTGATGGTGGGTTCTGCGACCCGACTGGAAATATGGCCCGACGCTGTGCCAATCACAAAATACATGCCTCAGACTCGGATCAATAATTTCCAAATGATTTCTGTGCGAGCCGGAACCCCAAGTCACCTAGTGGAATTTTGGAATCGAGCATATCGATTGGCTGCACACAGTACAGAGCAGCGCAAAAGATTTGAATCTCTAAACGCCACTGCATTGGATTTCACTGTGGCACAGAGTGAAAAGTTTGTGGAAACTGAATATCAGAATATAAAAAAATATCAACATCTGTACTGATATGTTTGCTGATCGATTTGGTCATTACGAGGTTCGTGGAAAAAAATACATAAACAAACTAAAGGCGGTAATGGACGCCGTGTCTCACAACCATTGGGTGCACTGGAATTTTAACGAAGACATTTTTGGCAAATATGACTGGACCCAAGAACCCACAGCAAGTCTTCAGCAGTTATATGAAGTTCGTGCTCGCAGCATACGTGAAAAATATTCCTTTGTGGCCTTGGAGTTCTCAGGAGGATCCGACAGTTGGAACGTGCTTAACTCTTTTTGTAGGCAAGGACTCAAAGTAGATTTAATTATTCATAGAGTGATTGAGTCTTGTGTGGGAGAGAAATCAGATTTCTCTCCCACAAACTACTGGGCCGAAGGAAAGTTTCAGGCATGGGGAGGTTTTCAACAGTTCCAACAACTGGTACCCGGCATGAAATGGGCCACTTGGGATATTGAAAAAGTTATCACTGATAATTGGAAACAAGGTCCTAGAGATATTTTATCCAATAATATAATACTTCCAACATTTGTGCCATCTGATGGCTACTTTGATATTAATCCATTTAAATTGCCCAATTTGCCCAGCACTGCTTATATTTTTGGCATTGACAAACCCATAGTAGAACTTTGTGATGATGGTTGGTATCTAGTGTTTTATGATGACCAAGTTTTACATAAAGGTGTATACGAACGTGCTATGTCAGGAATAGCATGGCATGATTTATTTTTCTACTGGGATCCTGATTGTGTACCTCTTTTGATCAAACAGGCACACACTGTAATGAATTTTTTCAAGAAACACCCGGATCATAAAAATTTATTAAAATCTCGTGGTAATAGAAATCAACAACATAAGAATTTAATCAAAAGTTTGATATATCCGGATTATAGAGATATCTGGCAGGTGCGCAAGCCGGTTGGCACAGTCAGTTCTGATAGAGATGTTTGGTTTCAGAGTCAGTATAAACAAAATCAGGCTGCTAAGAATTGGTATCAAACTGCTAAAAATTATTCAGATTCTGTGTCCGCTCTTGTTCATGCCACTCCTTTTGAAAAATACACGCATCCTGACCCAAGTGATTCTCAATTCACTGTGCTGTCCAGTTGTCCAAGTCGTGAATATTATCTTGGTCCTCCTTGACATTGATCTTGCTAGTCGAGTGGATGCTCCCCGTCAGAAATCCACTGACAAAAACCCTGTAATTTAAACAACTTTTTTGTTGTAAGAATCCCACACTTTTGTGTGGGTATTCAGGTTGACTGCTATTTTGAGATCGGCTATAATACTCACATACGCAGCAACAAACAGGAGTGGTTTATGAAAGTTCAAGAACTCATTGAGCAACTGCAATCAATGAATCCCGAAGCCGAAGTGCATTTTTCTTACTGCTACGGTGATCACTGGAGGACGCAGGTTGCTCCCTCTGTGGACCAAGTGTTTGAAGGTGTGGTCAAGCGCAGTGCCTACCATGGTATGGACCGGCTGATGGACGAAGACGAGGGCGACTTTGAGGGTACACGCCGCGTGGTAATCATCGGTTGACTGGTATTGCAATATCGAGTATAATATACACTTATCAACAACAAACAGGAGTAAAAATGGGTACACGTAGTCGAATTGGTGTGATGCATGGTGACAAGTGCAAGAGCGTTTATGCACATTGGGATGGATATCTCAGCGGCGTTGGTGCCATTCTGCAGGAACACTATGACTCAGCCAAGGCCAATCATCTTGTGGCACTGGGTGACTTATCGATACTGCACAAGAACCTTGGCGAGAAGCACGACTTCGATGATCACTATGAAGACGGTTGCACTTTTTATAAACGTGACCGCGGCGAAACCGATGTGGACTTCCAGGTGAGCCATAGCTTTGCCCAGTTCCTGGAACTGGTAGACAACTGCGGTGCTGAGTATTTTTACATCATGAAAGATGATGTATGGTACTGTGGTACTATGTATGCTGTAGAAGGCATGAAGCCCAACACCTTGTATGTGTTGCAAGAACAGTTGACTAAACAAACTGCTTGACCTGAAATTCAAGATCGCTTACAATAGACTTATCAACAACAGAAAGGTATTCACCATGTCAGAATCTCGTACAGTTACAGCTCGCCAAGCGCATAAATCCCTACTCAAGGCATTCAAAGTCAAGCGTCCTTTGTTCTTGTGGGGCCCTCCCGGAATTGGCAAGAGCGAATTGGTTGAAGGCATTACCCGAGATCTTAACGGTCACATGATCGATCTGCGTCTGGGTCAGATGGAACCTACCGACATTCGCGGTATTCCGTTTTACAACAAAGAAATCGGCAAGATGGATTGGGCGCCCCCTGTGGAACTGCCCGATGAAGAACTTGCTAGCCAGTATCCTATTGTGGTACTGTTCTTGGACGAGCTCAACAGTGCCGCTGCCAGTGTGCAAGCCGCTGCTTATCAGCTGATTTTGAACCGTCGCATTGGCAAGTATAAGCTGCCCGACAATGTTGTGATGGTAGCAGCAGGCAATCGCGAAAGCGACAAAGGTGTGACGTATCGTATGCCCACTCCGCTGGCAAATCGTTTCATCCACCAGGAAATGAAAGTGGACTTTGCTAGCTGGCAAGAATGGGCTGTGCTCAACAACATCCACAAGGACGTGGTTGGTTACTTGAGCTTTGCCAAGCAAGACCTGTACGATTTTGATGCCAAAAGCTCGAGCCGTGCATTTGCTACTCCGCGTAGCTGGACCTTTGTGAGCGAGCTGCTGCATGATACGGATGGCGACGACGACACCTTTACCAACTTGGTAGCAGGTACTGTTGGCGAAGGCTTGGCAGTGAAGTTTATGGCTCACCGCAAAGTATCAGGTCGTATGCCTAACCCGGTTGACATTCTCAGCGGCAAAGTCAAAGACTTGAACGTGAAAGAAATCAGTGCCATGTACAGCCTGGTTATTTCCATGTGCTACGAGCTCAAGGCTGCTGTTGAAAGCAAGATGGACGAAAAGAAGTTTCATGAAATGGCCGACAACTTCCTCGGCTACATGATGCGTAACTTTGAAACTGAGTTGACTGTGATGGGGTCACGTATTGCGTTGACCACTTACAACTTGCCGTTCAAGCCTACCAAGCTCAAGAACTTTGATGAGTTCCACAGCAAGTTTGGTAAGTACGTGCTTCAAGCTCAGGGCTAACACAAGAATGGGGACTACGGTCCCCATATTTTATCATGCGATACGAAATTACCAAACTAGATTGGCGTCACAATCATCGCGATAGATATCGATACATGATTCGATTCAGCATTGATTCAATCATCGGCACTGGTGCATTGGACTTTGATCGAGCTCGTCGTTGGTTCAATCAAACATACGGATATGCACAAGAAGCTGAGTTGCAGGTAGCAATGAACCGGCAATGTAGAGCAATTAATGCTCCGCTTGAATCTAATCCACATTGGGCATATCAAACTGAGTATCGTGATTATCGTATCTATGTAGCGTCTGACAAAGAAGTAGCGTGGTTCCAGTTGGCTCATGTTCGAGAAACCTAAAGTAATTGTAAAAAAGAATCTCATTATTTTTTGCTCAACTGCGGATTGGGATGAAGTTTGGAACAAGATAATAGCCCACAACAGTCCTAGCATTGCACTGAGTTGGGTGTTGAAACGCGAGTTGGGATTCACTGTGCGGCACCATGAGGAATGGAGCCAGGCAAGAAGGCGATACATAAAGAAAGTGCATTTGGACTTTTTTAACGAAGCTGCATTAACTTGGTTTCAGCTAAAATACCTGTAAATGTTGTAAAAAACTCACATTTTTTCGGTTGACCGTAATTGCAAGATCGGATATAATATACACATAAACAGCAAAAAGGAATCACTATGGATTACATGACTCGCCAAGAAGAACTCCAGTCGATCTACTGGGACATGTACAAGGATGCTTACGGCATTCGCCCACGTGGCATCGACACCTCCAGCTGGACTGAGGAGGAATTCAACCATGCGTTTGAGGTTCTGCATCACGTGATCACCGACAACGTGAGCCTGCGTGAGGCAGCTGAAGAGAAGGCTGTGATTGCCTTCGAGAAGCGGGTGCAGGCTGTGATCGGCTGCGGCGCCAAGGATCGTGAGATGGCACTGCGTTGGATCCACGAAGCTGAAGGTTCCGACGGTGATGACGAGTACCTGTGCTATCTGGTTGGCCTGCCTTACCGCTACTTTGCATAAAACGGTGTACAGAAATTAGACGATTTGTTATAATTGATCTATCAAAACAGGAAACAACCATGAGTCAAACAAAATCCCTCCTCTTCTCAATCAAAGACGCCTACCAAGCCGGCGACTCAGTGCTCTGGATTGCACGTGATCTAGGTGTCTCTGTAGACATGGTAGCACGAGCTATCGACCAATACGGTGAAGAGTGGGGCCCTCGTGGTATTGCGCAACAAGGTTCTGCTGCATAAAGGGAGTAAATCATGAAAGTAAGAGAATTGGTAGAGTTCCTGTTGAAGCAAGATCAGGACAAAGAAGTAACTGTGTGGAACCGTGATTGGGATTGCAGCGATTCCATTGATTCAATAGAGTTGGACGAGAAATCCGGCGAACTGGTGATCTACTGACTAAACAAGGAGTGACAAATGATTAACGCATCCAAGGAAATAACTGCCGTTGTCGTGCTGTTGACGTGCTTCGCGCTATTTGGTTTTGTCTATGGACAAAAGGTCGGTCAGGAAGTTGCCTGCCAGTCTGTCAAGACGGAGTGGGTCAAAGACAAGTGCATGAAAGTAACAAGGGAGGAAGTGAAATGATTGATGCCTTACGAGCAAAGGGGAATAAATGAACCGAGAAGAAATCATCCGCATGGCGCAAGAGGCCGGCGGTGGCACAACTTGGTGGCCTTTGCACACAGACACACTTGAACGCTTCTTCCGAGCCGCATACGCCGCAGGAGCAGCAGCCGAGCGGGAGGCGTGCGCGAAGGTATGTGAGGACATAGACACTAAATATGATGGCGAGGATGTGCTAGCAACGTGGTGCGCCGCCGCCCTCCGCGCAAGGGGGCAGATATGAAGCGCATCGACTACTTTTGGCCGCGTACTGCCATGAAGATTACCGGAATCGTGTTCTTGGCTCAGTTGATAGTGGAGGTCGTTTTCAACCGCAAGCCCGGTTTTGAATGGGTGTTGCCCGGGTGTGCGTTGGCGTTTGTGGTCTCGTGCGGCTGGAGTGTGTATGCCGTTGTCCGCAACGCCATTCGCGAAAGGAGCCAAAAATGATGCCTCACATTCACGAACTGGCTAAAGGTCGGGACAAATGGCGGCGCGACCTGACGCGCACTGTGCTGATTATTCTGGCGCTGCTGGTTGTGGCGGTAGCTGGGATTATTTGGAGTTTGGTATGACTGACTTGAGACAAGCCGCGCAGCAGGCGCTGGATCATTTGGCGCATTTGAAAGACGAGTTCTACGAAGAGACAGTTGACGCCCCGAAGGCAGCACTGGCTAATACACACATCACTCAACAAAAGGGTAAAAAATGATCTTTTCATTATTCAAAGGGTTTACTGCTTACGAACTACAGATTGGGCGGGCGTGGGTTCGCGTCTGTCACTTGCGTGGTCGGTATTGGGCCTGGAAACCCTGGCGTCGATTCACTTGCGGATGGTATAATAGTTAACTAACACGGTTGACCGATATTGCAAGACCTTGTATAATACAAACACATCAACAAGGAACAATCTATGACAACTGCCACCACCACAGCAAACAAAAAAGAAGATAAATTTAAAAATCTCATTGGCCCCAAAAATGAAAAGCTAGACAGCAAGGTACGTGAAAAGCTGATCACAGCCCGTGTGGGCTTGCTGTTGAAAGCCAGCTTCTTTGGTAACTTGGCAACTCGTTTGAAGTTGGTTAACGCAGATGAATGGTGCGGTACTGCTGCCACAGACGGTCGTCACTTTTATTACAACACTCGATTCATCGAGCTGCTACGGCCTAAAGAGATTGAGTTCTTGTTTGGTCACGAAGTGCTGCATTGTGTTTATGATCACTTCGGACGTCGCAATGAACGTGATCCACAGATTTGGAATGTGGCCAATGACTTCTGCGTTAACGCAGACTTGAAAGAACATGGCGTTGGTGAGTTTATTACGTCAGTGCCTTGTTTGTACGATCACAAGTACAACGGCTGGAGTTCTGAGAAAGTGTACGACGATCTCATGAAAAATGTCAAACGTGTTAGCTTGTCAGATCTCATTGGCCAATTGCTGGATGATCACTTGGATGGTGAAGGTGATGGCGAAGGTGATGGTGATGGTGATGGCGACGCCGGTACTAATGACAAAAAAGGCAAAGGGCGTCCCAAACTGAGTGAAGCTGATCGCCGGGCTATCAAGGACGAGATCAAAGAAGCCATGATGGCTGCTGCTGCCACAGCTGACGGTGCTGGTAATATTCCTGCTGGTGTAAAACGTCTTATTGCAGATATGACTGAGCCGCAGATGAACTGGCGTGAACTGCTGCGTATGAACCTAGAAAGTACCATCAAAAGCGACTACACCTGGATGCGAGCAAGCCGTCGAGGCTGGCATATGGATGCAGTAATGCCCGGTATGAAGCCCGACGAGATGATTGATATTGCTATTGCAATTGATGCATCAGGCAGTATTAGTCAAAATATGCTGCGCGACTTTCTGGGCGAGATTCAAGGCATTATGGATTCGTTTCCTGCTTACAAAATCCACGTGGTGACCTTTGATACACAAGCGTACAATCCACAACAGTACGATTCAGACAACTTGGACGGTATCTGTGACTACGAAGTAACAGGTGGTGGTGGCACAGACTTTGATTGTTTTTACGAATACTTCAAAGCCAACGACATTGTGCCGCGTCGCTTGGTAGTGTTTACAGATGGTTATCCTTGCGGCAGCTGGGGTGATGAAAACTACTGTGAAGTAACTTGGATCTTGCACGGTACTACAAGCATTGTTCCGCCCTGGGGTGTTCATGCTTATTATGAGGAACACAAAAAGTAAAATCAAATTGTTTTACCAAAACCCCCTGAAAAATTACATCAGGGGGTTTTTTTATGTAAATATCTATATGGAAAACATCAACACTCAACTCACAATTAACGACATTGCGCTAATTCGCGATGTAATCAATACTGCTGTCAAACGTGGTGCATTTGGTGCTGCTGAAGCAAAACAAGTTGGAACCTTGTATGAAAAGATTGATCTGTTCATCAAGAATGCAGTAGCACAAGCAGAAGCCGCAGCAGGAATTCAGCCCCAGGCTGGAGTGCCAGATTCATCTGAATCTACAACCCTTTAAGGAGCATTTTATGGCATTTTTAAAACACATCGGTAAACACGGCGACCGTAAAGTTGCAGTAATCTTTAGACAGATCCCCGGCGATGATCATATGTGTCTTTGCATTTATCCAGACCTGTTGGCCATCAGTATTCACGACCCATTGATGAAGGTGTTAGAAAGTCCAGTTGGGCAAGCTGCTGAAGAATTTGCAGATGCATTGAATCGAAGTATCTTGCCCGATGGTCGTAATATGCTGCACACCTTGCATGCCGAACGACTAATGAAACGTGTGCAAACTGAACAGATTTTGATGACCCCTAACATGAGCTCCAATGTTCGACTCAGTGAGCTTAACAAGATTCTCAATGAGATGAAAAAGGGCGAAGATGCTGTGCGCAAACTGGCAGAGATTGACAACAGCCGTGGCCTTGTTGATCCAAAAATTAAACGTGCTGCTGAAGCTGCGTACAAAGCTGGTCAACAATCACGCTCTACACCGGTAGAAGCTGGTTACACTGCTGCACCCACAGATGGTGCATTGGATGACAAGACCATTGCTGCTAACATGCTTACTCAAGCTGTACGTATGCACAACGAAGCAACTGGTATGATCAACGAAGCAGCCAGAATGAAGAAGGAAGCTGAAAGAATGTTCCCGGGTGTAAAGATGATGGACTTGCCCAAGATGGTTCCAATTCCACAAGTTGAAGCTGAAACCGAATCACCAAAAGTTGCCGCAGTGAAAAAAGGCCGCCCTGCAAAGGCCAAGGCTGCTGCTCATGCCACTGAGTGATGAATTCTTAGCCAAATGGGATTATATAATTTCTGAAGTCGACAAGACTGAAGTTCCGTTAGAATGCATTAATAAAATGGTCATCAAGATTGATGGTGGTAAACAAAAGACTATCAATCTTGCTAGATTACGTCGCGACGGTCTTGACGATGATGAAGTTGAAGAAATCCTAAATAGAAATCTTTCAATGCTGGGAGATACAGTTCGAACCATTGACTTTGTGGTAGATGTTAATACTGTGGCTGGCATTGTACAACCAGCAACTGATAAATTACTAAAAAAATTATGAACGTTAGATTACTCAGCCACAGCCAACCAACAGAAGAATTTGCAAGTCAGGGCATTGATGACGCTCAGGAACTTGTGGCATATTGCGCCCGCGTAAGCAATCCTTCAAATCAACTAAACACAGATACCAGTGAAAAACTCATCAAGTATCTGGTCAAACACCAACACTGGTCACCACTTGAAATGGTATCGGCTTGTATTGAAATCACTACCACTCGTGATATTGCAAGACAAATCCTACGTCACCGTAGCTTTAGCTTTCAGGAGTTCAGCCAACGTTATGCTGATCCAACCAAAGATCTAGACTTTGTGCCACGTGCTGCCAGACTGCAAGACACAAAGAACAGACAAAACAGCATTGACACTGATGATCTTGGCTTGTCCAATGAATGGAATGTTCGTCAGCAAGAAGTTATTGCACTTGTACGAAAGCATTATGCCTGGGCAATTGAAAACGGCATTGCTAAAGAACAAGCCCGAGCTATCTTGCCTGAAGGCAACACAGTCAGCAGACTATACATGAATGGCACACTACGCTCATGGTGCCACTTTATTGAACTGCGCAGTGCAAACGGTACACAGCGAGAACATCAAGAAGTAGCGTTAGCTTGTGCTCAAGTTATTGCCAAAATTTTCCCAATGGCTGCCGATCTAGTTGCAAAGTAGAAATTGCTGTGCTATACTAGCACATGGCCATTTTGCGTAACTTGGAGAGAGAACATAGTAAGCATGGTAGACCACCTGAATATAAAATTATCGACGGCAATGTTGTTAAATTTTCTGACATGGTGGTTCATCGATTCCGCATAGCCGATACTGACAATCCTGTGCAAATTGCTGCTGAACCCATATCTGATTGGCAAAACTCCGAAGCTGGACAATTTGTAATAGAACATGCTGTAGAAACATGGTGGATACGGCAAGTAGATCACTTATGGCATGGATTTGAGTTTGCAATCGTAGCTCGCATGAAAGAATCTGACCAAACCTTTTATACACTGAAGTATGTACGTTGAATATATAGACGAGACAAATAAAGTGGATCACCCTCCAGTGAAAAAACAGATCTGGAACGGCAAAGAATTTGTGCCTTTGCTTTTGTATAGGGTGGAACACAAGTTTGATGCAAAAGTATACGAGTGGTTAGAAAACACCTACGGGCCGCCCGGACAATATGTGAATGGATGTTATTGGAATTACTTCCAAGGCAAATGGACTTTGATGGACGAAAAGGTCTATATGTTTTATAATTTGAAATGGGGATCAAAATGAAAATATTAGTAACAGGCGGTCTTGGCTTGATTGGACACAATGTAGTTAAGAGACTACAAGATCAATCACACACAGTATCCATAATTGATAATCGAACCACGTATGGAATAATCCCACAATCTGAACTTGATTACTTGATGAGTGAAAGATTGAAAAAAATAAATCAATCGCCATCGCACTTGTACAGTCGAAACATCTGTGACAGAGAATCCATTAACGACATATTTGAGATTGAACAACCCGATGTAGTGATTCATATGGCCAGCTTTCCTCGACAAAAAGTTGTGAATGCTAACCCTGCATGGGGTGCTAGTGTCATGATGGAAGGATCGATCAATGTACTCGAGAGTGCCAAAAAACACAAAATCAAGCGAGTTGTTTATATCAGCAGTTCAATGGTGTATGGAGACTTTGTGGATGACGTTACCGAAGATGCTGTATGTCGTCCACAGGGGCAGTATGGCATTATGAAACTTGCAGGAGAGGATCTTGTTAAAGATTATACTCGCCGTGGTTGTTTTGATCATGTTATTATCCGCCCCAGTGCTGTTTATGGACCACTTGATGTAGAAGACCGCGTGGTATCAAAATTCATGCTCACAGCAATGCGAGGCGGAGTGCTCAGAGTTAACGGAGCCAGCGAAACACTAGACTTCACTTATGTGGATGATGCTGCGGATGGTATTGTAGCTGCTGCTGTATTACCCAATGCTGCCAACCAAACTTTCAACATTACAAAAAGCCACAGCGTGAGCTTGTTACAGGCTGCTAGAATGATTATTGACATAGTCGGCAAAGGTAGCATTGAACTACGAGATAAAGATGCAGACTTTCCGTCACGTGGTGCATTGAATATTGGTCGTGCCAAACAAGTATTGGGTTACAACCCACAAGTTGATGTTGAACAAGGATTTGAGAACTACCATGGCTGGTTTAAAAATAGCATTTACTGGGCTCCAAAAACAGTATAACAATCTCCGTGAGGAGATCTTGGATGTAACCGACATAGTGTTGCGTTCAGGTAATCTCATGGATGGTAACTATACTGCTGAGTTTGAGTCGTGGTTGGCCAAAAAGAATCATAATCTGCATGCAGTGACATGCCACTCGGGCACACAGGCTCTAGAAATCATTGCTGCTTACTGTTTCGATAACATTCGTGATGCAGGCAAGACTCCCACAGTATTGGTTCCGGCGTTAACATATCCAGCCACAGCCAACGCATTCATCCGGACCGGTTGGCAAGTAGAGATTGTGGATACTGACACATATGGATGTATGGATCCTGCCGTGATCCAGAATGATCTCACACGTAGTTATGATGCTATCTGTGTTGTAGGCCTCTACGGTGCTGCGTTAACGCATAGATGGTATGACATGACTGATTGTTTGATCGAAGATGGTGCGCAGCATTGGCTATCTGACAACTGTCATCGACAATCTAGCTGTGCTGCCATCAGTTTTGATCCCACCAAAAATCTCCCCAACTACGGCAATGGTGGTGCTGTGATCACTTCAGATTTGTACCTAGCTGAATATGCTCGCAATTGGTGCAACAACGGCAAAGCTGGTGGGCATGCCGTTGTCGGCACAAACAGTCGCATGAGTGAGATTGACTGTGCGCAGATGATGGTTAAAACTCAGCATCTAGATGATTGGCAACTGCGCAGAAGCAAGATAGCAAGATACTGGATGGCCCGACTAAAAGAAAAATCTATTAGATGCTTGATTGATGATACCAACTTTAGGGGTCATGCGTTGCAGAAGTTTGTGATTGAAGTAGATAATCAAAGAGAATTGCAACAAAGGCTTGCTGCTGGGCAAATTGAAACCAAGGTACACTACAAGAATCCTCTGCATGAGCTGACTGCGTATCAAGATTGTAAAGGACCTAACTTGTTGAGCGTGGCATCAAGTTTGTCACGTCGATGCGTCTCATTGCCATTCTATCCTGAACTGACCGATCTGGAGACTGACTACGTTATTGATTCGGTGTTAGCTGCCGTTTAAAAAACGCATAACTGGCCAACCACTTCCACTCGTAGCTTTTCTTTAGTTGATCAAAGTCGCCGGCTACTTCATCATAGTAGTCTAGTGCATCTTGTGCACCTGCTGCACTTAATTCACTACGAACTGCCTGGTTTGGTTTTAACCATTGCTGTATGCGATATTCATTTTCTACATCAGGTAAGCTGGCTCGTAACTTCAACACTTCTCTAAAGGCTGTGCGCCAGGTGCTCCAGGCAGATGTGTTGTAAGCTGCTATCCCACTCAAGATAGGCACCACTTCATGCGGTGAGTCTAATGTAAAGTCTAAACCACGGCCTGGATTATCTAGTACCAATTGTCGATTGTATGCAATCATGGCTTGATGCCCGTATACTAAGCCGTTGCACGGATTACAAGCATGGAAAATATAGTGTTTGGCCTGCTGCATATAATCCGGTTGCCATGACCAATCAAAATCAATATCTACTTCCAGCTTGGCAAACACAGCAAAGAACCAAGGTGTGGTGCTGGCTCTTGCTGCTGCATGATATGCTGCCGCTCGTCCATTAACACTGTCTACTCGTACTGTGCGATGATCTTTTCTAGGCAATAAAATCAAACGTTTGAAATTCTGTTCAGCGTTGGGTTCTCCATTGGAGATGAATACTATGTCTAACGGTTGGCTGGGATTTAGATTTGTCTTTTGTAAATATCGGTAGTCATACACTTGTGTTTGTATGCTACCATGTGCATGTCTAGGTACTAGGCAAGATGCTTGATTACGGGTGAGTCCAACAACTGGTTGTTCTCTCCACAGCCACGGATCAGGTTGCACAGTTACTGGATTATTTTCATGTTCAAATAACACATACGGAGTCACACACTGTGAACTAGCAATAGCTGTGACTACACTGTCCTGATTGTACTGTATTTTTTGCCAAGGCAATCTGGTCACAGATTCATGTTCAAAATTCACATCTCGATATTGTTCCAATCGTTCCAACAAGTCTTTTTGTTGATTCCAGTCAGCTGTGGGTATTAGAAATGTATCACCAAATTGTTGATCGCCGCTGGGCCAGCAATGTATCTGATGGCTTTGCCAAGGTTTGGGTTCCCATAAAAAATCAAAGTCACTGTAATCGCAGCAACTGCTTATGACCCAAAAATATCTAGTTCTTATATTCCGAGATCCTCGTTGAATGGTAGACAAGTGGTCAGTCCAATTCACTGTGATGGCATGAGGAAATTGATCTTGTAGACAATTTAGATTCTCCTCATGCCCGCCCATATTCATAATCACAATATCAAACATACAGTATATATAACATAATTCTTGTCGGAGTGCAATTGAATTTTGCTGCAAAAGAACAACAGGGTTTTATACTACGTCTACGTCCATAAACAACTTGTCAAACGAACATGTATAAAATGTAGTTTCACTCATTATGATTTCTTGTGTATGTGCATTGAATATTACAGGTGTTACCCAGGTTCAATTCTAATTTTGCAAGTCCAGAATATGGAGTGCGCTCTTGCCATTGTAGCTCGTGTAGATAACGCTCATTGTCACGCATACGTTTGCTCTTACGGCCGCCATCTTCTGCTTGCCAGCAGTTATTGCAGGCTTCATCTCGCACACCGTTGGCAAGGTTTTCTCAAATTGAAATAGCAATAGGATTGTCAAAGTTATCCCGTATAGATACTTTACCAATTGAATAATCAATGGTGCCCATTCTACGATACTCTTTAGATATCATACAGCACATCTGAGTGCTACCATCATTGTTGGCTCTCATGCCGTGGAAAGCATTGACACACCATGAGTGTTCATTTTTTTCAGTTATCATAGTTTTCATATATCTCTTTGCACATTTCGTAGAACTCGGCGTATTCAGGAAATGTTTTTAATAAGTCAGTGCCAATACGTTTATCATTTTCAGTAAAGAACACATAGAAGTCTCTACGGCCTGCACGAATCTTGTCTTGACCGATATCATGTTCTTTCATAAAGTTTGTAACACGTTTAAATTTTTCGTATTCTAAATCGGTGAACCATTCTGAATTGTGTTCAATGAACTTTAAAGTATTATCCATATAAGGAATAAAATCTGGTGTAAGGATTTTAATCATCCAGTGCGGCGGCTCTTTAAGGTAAGGTGTATCAAATGCCACACACTTCATACCACGTTCCTTGCGCCATTCGATTACTTTTTCCAATAGCTGTTGAAAATTAGTAACGCAGAGAATGTTAAATGTACACATTAGATTAACCGTAGCACCTGTGTCCATAACAGCTTTGGCATTGCGTTCCCAATGGCTGCATTCTAAGCCTGTACGCATATACTCTGCTTGCTCTCCCCAACTATCAATGCTGGTAAAGAAACTGAACTTACGAATCTTCTTTTGATCTAATAGACTCTTAACACGAGCCAACAGTCTGTCAATTTTACCGTAGGCAACTCCTAGATTGCTGTTGAGAGTGATCTCTAGTTCAGAAGCAGGTTTGTGTTCTAGCAAGTCAAAAAAGTGCATGGCTGCTGGGTTCATCAAAGGTTCACCGCCGGTGATTCTCAATGTATGTAGGTCTTGTTTGAGACTTGGCCACCATTTCCAAAATGCATCAATGTATGGATTTTGTTCTTTGGCAGTATAGTAGGTTCCGTTATGCAAGAACTCTATGCCATATTGATTGTAGGTTAAGTCATAATTACCATACTCTTTGATTTCATCAACCCATTGTGTGCTGGCCTGCGGACAGCAGTATCCACAACGAAAGTTACAGTTATTGCCAAAACTAACCTCCAAGTATTTGGGATTGATATTTCTATCCCAAGGAAGCTCGGCTAGTTTTTCAATAATAGGTTCTGAGTAATCACTACCACTGTGAATCATGCGATCACTAATGTGGTCGCCTTCTAGGTCCTCAATGTTCCAACAGTAGTAACACTCATCCGGACGCTTGCCCTCCAACATCATTTTGCGTTGTTGTTTTTTCCATTTTGTATTATGCAATGCACTGGGATCTGTGGCAATTTCATCTAGGCCAATGTGATGTGGTCTTGGGTGATAGCAACTGTGATTGTCGCCTGTGTGCAAATACAGGGTTTGGTTTAACCATTTTTGTGTGCAGAAGCTAGGGCTTACTGCGTTTAGTCTATCTCTAACGTTTTTTAAAAATTGTATTTTTTGATCATTGGCCATGTGTTGTGTCCTTGCATTGTTTCCACCAAGAGATCATTTCTGGAAATGTTGTCTCAAAGTCAGTACCTCTACGACGATCGTGTTCCATGAAAAATCTATAAAAGTTGGCCAGAGCAGTGGGTTGCGACGTAGCAGATCGCATCCAGTCTATGGCACGTTCCAGTCGCTGAACTTCATAATCTTTAAATCCATGAAATGGGTCAGATTCAGTCTCTAGATTTTCCAGCATAAAGTCTCTTGCTTTTTCCAATAGAGCAGCGTAACTTTCAGGCAGTGTTTGCAGGCTTTGCCAAGCAGGTTGTCGTAGCACAGGTGTATCGAACCACACACGTTGATATGTTTGGCTATGCTGTCGACGTAGATCCAATATCCATTTCATCAATGGCAAAAATCCAGTCACTGACAGATTGTTCATGGTCACTATGAACGTGAGACTGTTGCGATACGGAATATCTCTGAGATATGTTTCTACATTGGTTTGCAATCTTTCAAAGCTCAATCCATAACGGATGTATTCTGCCTGTGGACCAATTCCCGAGTCAAGACTCACATACTGCATAAAGTGTTCGATGTCGGTATTGCACAATCTTTTCACATAGTCGAAGTATTTGTCTGACAACTCGGGTTCCACGCTGAAGTTCGAAGTTACTGCCAGATGCAGATCGCTTTTGGGATGAGACAACACATAGTCAAATACTCTGTAGGTGTTGCGATCCAGGAGTGGTTCTCCGCCAGTCATTCGAAAGTGTTTGAGTTCAGAGTAGAGATCAGGCCACCATGCCCAGAACGCTTCTACATAAGGATTGTGGTCACGGGCAGGGATAGGCCTGCGATGGCCGCTAAAGTGCTCAGGAGCGTTATGAGGCACCAAAGTAGGAAATGCGCCATGCCGTTCAACTTCTTGTTGCCAACTAGAGCTAAATTGCGGACTGCAATAGCTGCATTTAAGGTTGCAAGCATGGTTAAAATTAACTTCCACATACGACGGTACAACATCTTCATCTCCAGTTGAGTTTTTTATCTTTTCAAAATCCACTGCTGCCCAAGGTTCGCCAGATCTGTAGTGTCGATCACTAAGCCGACCCAAGTCTTCCATGTTCCAACAGTAACTGCATTCCGCAGGGCGCTGTTGCTGCAACATTATTTTGCGTTGTGCTTTTTTATGCTGAGTGTTATGTAGAGCAGACGGATTGTGTTTGATCTCGGCAGGATCTATTGAGTGCAATGGCGGATGATAGCATGAGTTATTCAACCCCGTGGGCAAATGCAAACTCACCTGCTTCCATTTGGCCAAACACAATGAGGCACCCAGCTTTGCATGCATTTGCTCGGCCGAAGACAAGAATTTGCTTTTGCTCATGTTATTTTTATGCTGTTACGTTGCATCTAGTTCTCGAACCATAACACCACGATTGCGCCAGTTTGATCGATAATGATGTTTGAAAAATTTGCTGGCTTCTTGAGTAAACATGTGCATGGGCAAACCCAACTGTGTGTGCAGTTCGTTTGCAATGTTGTTGCTCACATGCTCGGGCTGCTGATCTTTCACTGTAAGCCACAATTCATTCAATGCATCAAAGTCTTGCACCTGCAAATAATCCCAGTTTGTGAGCATGGTCATGTATGTGCCCTGACGTGCTCCGGCCATGGCCCAGTACCCATACTCTACATCTGCACCTATGTTATGCCAAATTGTGAGATGATCTAGATTGCGTTGATGCACCCGCGATTGAAATTCTATCATGGTAGGTCGTTGGCCTCGATCCAAACACATTTTCACTCCTTCTCTGAATCCAGCGCGCCAGGCTTGAGCAGCAGATCCATTGGGGTATGTGGTTGAATAACAATCATGCATGGACCAGTACAGTGGGTCAAAGCAAAATTCAACTTGTGTTTCTGCTCGACCATCTGAATTCTCATGTGTTTGCATGTTTTTCACATGAGTTCTGGTCCATGAGCTCAGTCCGCCATTGCCGTACATGAGTCCATTTATATGATTTCGTGCCCGCCATCTGTACACAGCATGTTCATGATCTGTTGTGGAGAATGTCAATGTTTGATTGAAAAATTCAGGATCAGGAAGATTATCACCATCAATTAAAACAAATCGTTCTGTGGTGCTGACCTCTGCGGCAGCTTTGTGTGCAGCATCTGAACCTTTGACCCCATCTACCCTTATGGCCCAAGGCACTTGGTTGCGTATTGTTATCCAATGTTGTTCTTTTTTGGGTTCATCATAAGATAAATAAATGGTACAGAGATCTGCTAGATCTACTGATTTTTGATTCATAACAACCTTTCATGTTATTTCTAGAAAATCAACTACTCAATTTGACAGATCAAATCAAACAAAACTGGTGCAAAAATTCTGTTGGGGTCAAATCTACTGTACTAATCTGTTTCGGTGACATTTTCTTTTTTCTTCCAGTGTTGTCCTGATTGATTGCTAACCACAACAGCAACATCTTTGTGGTGGCAAAGAGTTCCCGAGGCGGCAGGCACAAGTTTGCTGAGCCACACAGTTTTACGTGGCACAAGTTTTCCGTTGATCACACGCACTGACATGTCACGAACTATGAATTGTTCCGGAGTAATATCTATGTACTTACCAGCCAAATCTTCTCGACTATAAAATAATGGCCAACCATTATGGTCGTGATATAATCTGTAAAAAATTGGCCTGGGTTCAGGCCATTTGATTGTTTTCCAAAAGTCTAAAAATTCTTGTTCAGTCATGGCGCCAGGCTTTTTGATGATAATGTACAGCACCCCATTGTGCCACAGTTTGAATCCTTAATGGATTAGATTCCCAAGTCAGTTCTTGTGTCCAGTCTTGCAAACTTGTTGGAATTATGCCGCGCTTCATGTGCACAATTCTGGGATAACTCACAAACGGCATGGTCACTTGATCTGGTCCCATGATTTGCGCTACCATGGCGTAGACCAAATCTGTTGATGGGATTTTGTCAGGGAATTTTAGTAGAGTCTTGTATTGTTCCCAGTTTTCAAAAATTGTTTTTACTAATTGAAAAAACTCTTGTGCAGTTTTGCTTAACCTCCAGTATGTTATGGCATTATATACATCTGGTAAATTGTTGTCATCAAATATTTTTCTATACCATCGGTTGGTAGTTTTTTGATCGTAAAAATCTCTTGCACCGGTGGATATCACCAGATCCTTGTGCTCTAGCATGGTCCACCAATGATCAATCGCACTAGCAATGATCATGTCTGCTTCTAATTTGATAGTTTGTCTAAACGGACTGATGCCAAACACCTGCCAGTCATTGGCGTATGGGTTGGGGTCAAGTGGGTGTGCGAATATTCGATGATAATCAAACAAATTGCATGGCTGGGTGTGAGAATCCGACAACAAACAAATTTTGGCATTGGGATGAAAGTGTCTGATAGATCGAGCCAGCTGATGTGCACAGCCAACATAGTCAACTGATTGAGAGTGTTGAGCTATTATTAAATACCCTCGTTCAGACTGTATTAGCAACTATGTCTCCCAGTTGTTTTTTGCACATGGCATGAAAATCCATGTTTTGCCACTCAAGTGTTTTTAACTTGCCTTGGTCGTGATATTGTATTTCAAAATGATCTGGGCCCAGTTGAGTCAAGCTGTGACTGGACACAATAGTGGCCAGGCTCCATGGCATGTGATCTACTTTTAATGTATGACCACTTGTTATGCCCAATGCAATACTGAGTGCATGGTCATTGCGAAAAATGCCACCAGAACTGTGATACAAGTCGTTATAGTGCGGCCAATTTTCTTTGACCATTTTCATACAATCAAAGATATATTCAGCTGTGGTACTTTTGCGAAACATCATCACAGTGGCCCACCACATGGGCATGCGACTGGTACCAAACCAATTCAACTCCACAAAATCATTGATTCCTGTTATATCCCAAGCCATACGATGGCATAAAAAATCTCGATTGCTGTGAATAGCTGTGGTCAACTGATCACTACAAACAACATAATCAGCATCTAGAACTAAAGTTTGATCCCAAGGAGTCAATGTGTATGCATCTACTCTTCCAGCGTTGTACCATGTTTGTGCTTGTGTGTAACCTGAAAAAAGTCGCGTTCCGCCTGTGGCAGCATCTGCTAGTATCACGCGATCAAAGTTGACCAAGCGACACTGATCTGTACAATTGGTTACCACAGCAGTGGGTATGTTTAAATGCCGTTTGATACGCTGAGCGCTCCAGGCAGCCAGGCCAATATAGTCTATTTGCTCGCTGTCAAATGCAAATATCAAGGCACCGGTGGTCATCGTTTTTTATTCAGATGTTCATACTCTACCAGCCAGGCATTCATTTGTTCTTGCCAACAACTCTGAGCCAATGCCTGTAGATCTGCTGCATTTACTTTGACCGGGTTTTCATAAAGATCTAGCAATACCACTTGTTGTGTTGCGCAAGCATTACACAATGCAATTAGGTCAGGGCCTGCGCGCCACATGCCTCCGGCATGTGCAAACAACATTTTGGCTTCGTATTTTTCCTTCAACACACGGCGTGCAGCCACATGATCAAACCGTGATTTTGCATGAGCAAGTAAATCATCTGTATTCATTGAGATATTATAAACAAAAACAACACAACAGTCAACTCTGAGCCCGGATGAGTTTTAGCCTGACTGTATAACAGAAGCAGTCACAGTAGGAGTTCCCCATGAATTAGTGGGCAGATAACTGGTGTCTGGTAGAATTGGTGTGCATAATACAGTTGGTGCTGTGCCATAACCACCAAACGGGCTGTTGGTCGGTGTGCCACCACTTATAGTAGCATCATAAGATGAACTGAAATTCGCGTATTGCTGCCAAACGGTCCGAATCAAAGTACTTGTACCTTGAATACCCGCAGATATAATAACCTGCTCAAGGGAGTATGGAGCATTGTTATAGATCGACCACAGTAGTGAATAACCAATATTAGGTGGTAACTGCCACCATCCAGTGGTTGAATTGAACACGGTGGGGGTACCTGTACCAAGATATCTTGTGAATCCTGTAAATGTCTGACCACCAATGGACTGAGAAGCATTGTTGACTCTACCACTTAAATAAAAAGTGCCCATGTTTGATATAAAACTGTTCCATGATGCATCGTTGGCCAGACCAGTGGAGGTTTTGCTCATGATGATTTGAACCAACCCTCCCGCGTTCCAAAAATATCTAGCTTGGTTGGCACTGGGAAATGTTATGGTGTGATCCCAAGTTAGTGCCCAGTTGTGACTTGGGCCCTCGACGGTGCTAGTGGTTTTAGAAACTGTACCGCTCCAGGAGTTAATGCTGCTGCCAGTAAACCTTGCATTTCCACGGTTAGTACCGACATTGGCAATGTCAGTGCCCAAATTGATAAAGGGAGAAATAATATTGCCCGCGACTGGTGCGGTTCGAACCGTTAACCCAGTATTAGTTTGACCAGCTGCTGTGGAAAGATTGTTGATCAATGTGGCCCAGTTGGTAGCAGTCACTGTACCATTTGAACTCACTGTGGGAATAGCTGTTTGCCCCCATCCACTGTCTCCGCTGCCTGTGCCCCATACGTCATTTAGACTGCTTGCAAAACCATTGAAGTCCGATGCTTGGATTAATCCGCCTGTTGAATATGTCATGCTGGTTTCCTATTATTTTATTGTGACAATGGCTTCTACAGTACCTACCCCTGTGGTGGGCTTGTGGGATAATGCACGACCAATCACATTAAATGCAGTTGCTTCGCCAGCCAATGCAGCACGAGCAATACCATCACCTGCAGAGATCAATCGATCACCTTTGTTTACAATACCTGTCACACGAACAGGCACACGACCAGTCATGGCAACTGGCGGGTGAGTATTGTCATCCCCTGCACCGCCATTCATGGTAAATGCAGGCTGGGTAGAAATAACTCCAAATACATTGTCGCTGGCATCCATTAGCACTCTTGTGATTTCTGCAGATCCACCCAGTTCAACCACAGTGCCCGGCTCGTAGATTTCATCAGCAGCAAAACGTTCTGCAACGTCGGCATAAAGTGCTGTGGTAGCTTGTGCAAATACCTTGTTGAAATAACCGCTACTGCTTCCAATATTGCCAACACCATTGGCATTGGCATTAACAATGTTTCCTACCGAAACAGTAGGAATACTAACTGTGCCGGTGCTGCCATTGACGCCAATGACTGTGGTTGTGGTTCCGCCCACATTGGCTTGTATATTCAAATTGCCATTGGATATTTGATTGCGCACATACACATCTGACCCAGTTACCGAAACTCGAAAACTGGAACTTGCACCCACCGACAGTCCAGTATCATTCAAGATACCCAATGTACCTGTCATGGTTTGGTTGGTGGTGGTGCGCAAAAATCCCGACGCTGCTGTTCCGCCCAGGTAATTGGCGTTGTTGGCTGTGCCCTGAAACAATGGAGTTACACCAGAAATTGCACCAGACATGGTCAACCCTGGCTGCACTTGTTTACTACCGGTCCAGCCGCCACCTGCTGGCGGTGTAACAGGGGTATATGCAGCATCCTTGCTGAAAATGCCCACAACTGCATCAGCAACATACATTTCCACAGCCACATGACTTATGGCATTGGTGTCTGTAATGGTTGTGACAATTGCTCCGCTCACACCGGTATTTCCAGTATAGGCCGGGCCCACCAACAACCAGGCACTACCACTGTATACTTTCAGCTGAGCATTTACATTGTCGTACCACAAATCTCCTGCCACATTGGACACAGAAGGTGCTGTGGCGCTGGAAGTGGCACCCGAAATAATCTTAAATGCACTACCGGAGTACATCTTCATGGTGTTTGTGGTTTGATCGTACCATAATTGACCTTGCAGCGGTGCCCCCGGTGCTGTGGTATTTGCTCCATTTTGCAGTAAACGAATGATGTCATCATTGATGAACTGTCCGTAACCAGCGTAGTTTTTGCCCACCAGGGTCATGCTTGAGCTGGTGTTGATGGTTCCGTCAGGTATTGTTGCGAACGTTGAACCATCGGTAAGAGTGATTGTATATGACATATTGCTTGCTCCAAATCTTATAGGTGTGTGTTACCTGTTTGTCTACACATATTTATGTTGTGCTTAGGTTAGTTAGTGTTTGAATTCGCACAGTATAGTCAATTTGTATCTGGCGATTTAGACTTTTTTGTACTGGGTGAAAAATCACATGTGTTATCAGTCGAAGATTGGTAGTGTCTCCGTTTACAGCTTTGAGTCCCAGCTCGTCAAACACATATTCTCCATTGAAATTGGTTGAATTGTCAAAAGGCTGTTGTCCTGGCGGCTCGCCATAGTCCAACAAACAACTCACCAGAATATCAGTGTACACCTGCCCGGAGGTGTGCAACACCTGTAGATAATTGTTGGTCACATCAGTGTCAGCAGCAGAATTGTCATCTACTACCTTGGCAAAAGTTTCATTGTACAGGTCTGCATTGACACCGGTGGTATTGGGTGGCAAATATGTGATCACACCAGTGGGGTCAACTGAACTTCCACCGTTGCCGAATGCCATGGCATAAATCCATCCGCCACCTTGGGCTAGAGTTCTATTGCTTAGTGTCTGGGCTAGAGAAATACTCATGTTTTCATAGTGTATTGAATTCTTTTTGTCTACAAAAACTTCACCAGATTTTGGATCAAAAATCTTTACAAACCCTTGTATCTGAACTGGTATTATCATGCTTTTTTCTCCACAAATATTTGTTTGGTCACAGGATCAGAGATCTTTAAAAATCCTGATACTGCAATAGCACCACGCTCGTCTGGGCGAGCTACTGGTGCCTGGCGTGGCGTCTGTGGGGTGATCTGCTGATTTTGCTTCATGATTTATTTAGCTTAATTTTGTTCTCGGAAGAACCTTGCGGCGTCGGTTTGGGTGACCTGCAGAGCTGTGCCGTCTGATGGATTGCCAGCTGCTGGTTGATACCAACCAAATCCTTGACGTACCAGTATGGAAACTTCATAACCAGCAGCAGGTGCTGTGCCAAATGTTATGGTTGCAGGTGCCACAGAATCCACAGTGTATCCAGTGTACACCCGTATGCCTGCCACATACACCAAGATGGCTTGTTCAGCAAAACTCACAGTCAATGCACTGAGATCGATATTTGGTGCTGAGAATGTTGTGGTACTGCCATCAGCTAAAGTATTGGTATACACCACGTGATCTTGATATTCAACTGGCGCCAAGTTGCCATTATTGATGTTATACACAGTGGAACCCAAGTCATGCTCGGCCACTGCGGTACCTGCTGTGCCACGCAACAAACTGCTCACAGTGTTGTTGTTGGTGTCAATCTCACGATACATAATGCGTTCACCGTTTATGGTGATCACACCCCAGATGTTGGCTTGCAAATTGGGTTGTGCCAGTGCTGCGGCATCTGCAACATGTATTGTGTCTTGATCTTTAAACAATTTTTGTGTGAGCACGGTTGTGGTATCAGGCGTGATTCGGTAAGTGGCCTGTGCGCCTCGCATGTCTTGGAAAATTCTAAAATCCACTGATTCTGGCACCACCAAATCACCAAACAATTCTGCTACCACACTCACTTGAGTGAACACACGGAAATCCAAGGTGTCAAATGCTGATCCGGGAATCAGCTCTTCTGGTGCATGGCTTTCAAAAGGACCAACAAATTCTCCACCAACCACATTGATGTCTGTGGCACGCAGACCCAAATAGATATCCGAGAATCTGCTTTGATAGATAACGTCCAGTATGCCCGGATCATATGTAGGTAGTCCCTCAGGTCCATATGCAATATTATCAAATGGATTTATATCAAAATTGCCCACATCAAAACCAGTATTTTGTCCAAATGTCGGCGCACTCACTTGTACACCTGGGTAAGTTATACCACTGATCAACTGACCCAGATCCAACCCAGGTTGGTTCACTGTGGGCACATACAGTCCCATGGTACGATCTACACCACTCAATGTGGCAGCATCGACCAATAGCCAGTCTGCAGGGTCAAATGTTTGAGAATTGACCGCTGTTGAGTCAGGGCTATTTGCAGACCACACACGATTGTCATAGCGAACTTGTGTGCCAGTGTCATAGTTCACATTGGGCTCCCAATCCACAATGGTTGATACATATTGATATCTATCATATTTCATTGTGAGATTGAAACTGCGCACCAGATTATAATACTGTGTGTCGCCGCTGTTTGCTGCCATTGGATTTTGATCTGTTCCAACACCTGGGCCGGCCATTACTGCTACCAACTGTCCTCCAGTTCCATTGCCGCCGCTCAGGGTTATCAACGCAGTGGTAGTGTATCCCACTCCAGGATTGTTCACTACAACTCCAGTCAATTGCCCAGCACTGTTTATGGTCACTGTTAGTTCGGCAGGGGTAACACAATCGCCGGTAACTGTGGCCACTGGGGCCACAGTGTATCCTGATCCTGCTGCTGCTACCGATGCACCTACCACTGCCAGAGTGTGATTTTGATACCAGAAATTCCAAGGCTGTGCTTGCCATATCAAACTGTCAGATGCAGCGTCACTGGCGTCATCCGGAGTCCCAGTACCCTGTGCTGTGCTCACAGTATAAGGAGTCAGAATAGGACTCACAAACTGATTGGGGATTACATCAGTGTCGTAATATGCAGGTACATCAAAGTCAGTTGGCGACCCTTGATAGCTATCTAAACCATTGTAAATCAAATTGAATTCACGTATTTGTACATGATACGGTTTGACTTCTTTGATGTAATCCAACACAAAATCTTGATTGTCTCGTTGATATGTTTGGAATGCAACCAATTCACGAATAGTATGATCCACATCAATCAATGAAGTCTTTGACAACCAATCAGGAGATTCAAACTCACTGAGTACAAAATTAAACATCAGGATCAATGCACGGTTGCGATCAATCAACAGTTCGTCTACTAATAGTTCTTGATTGATTGCTTGTATGATTCGTCGTGTTTCAATTACAGGTTCTTGATCAAAGTATTGTGCATCAAACACTTCGGTATCAAAACCAAAGCGACCCAATTGATAATCCCACAATTCAGCAGAAATTTTTATAGTACCATCTTGTAGAGCCACACGATCCCATGTGTCAGTGGCCACACGCAGGTATATTTCCCACTTGTTTTGTGAGTTTGCAGTAACTCGCACACTGGATCCCACTGGTGCTTGGTACAAACTTAACTTGCTGAGGTCGCTGTATACCCCCACTGTGGCAATGACCAATTTGCTAGGATTGTATCCCGGTAAGTACCAGTTGATATAACTCCAGTATCTACGAGTATCGTAGTTTTGTACTCGCACTAGATCCAAGGTAGCAAATGTTTTTGTTGCAGTAACTTGATAGATAGTCCATAGACCATTTTGATCTGAATCACTTGCCACAAGATATAGATATCCTACCGGAACTGATGCAAGATTTTGATAACTTAACTCTTCAAGATTGGCTACCCGCTTGTCCCAGGCGCCAGTTCCTGCCGGTGGCTCAGGTTCTCTACTGTTTAACAATGCAAAACTACGAATTTCAGTGATTGGATACTGTGCTAGTACTGAATTAACTCGGCCAAAATAGTTCTTTAGTGCCAAGAATCTATCCTCAAACATGCTTTGTCGTGGGCGGAATTGTACGCCATAACGATTGGCTGGACTCAAAGTCACATCAGGTACTGCTGCACCAGTGGAATTGACTCCACAAAGACTGTCTATAAATTTAAGATACAGATTGTCAGGAAGAAATCCATCGGCACGATCTTGAGGAATCAAACTGTATTGTGTGTGAACATTGTCGCTGGTTAATTCTTGATCAAACTCAATACTGAGTATAGTATCTTGTGCAGAAATATCATTTACTGCATTGTAGATGCCAGTTGAACTGGCATTCAAGAATGCCACATAAGGGATACCTGAACTGCGCGGGTCTGCAATGTATCTGGAAATACCATTGATGCTGAGAGTTTTGCCAGCTGTGGTATTGATTGTGGTGATACCTTTTACCCAGAAATAATAAGTGGTAGTAAAAATACCATTGGCATTTATACCATTGGTTGCATTGTAACTGACAATATCTCGTGGTGTGCCCGGACCTGTGTATCCAGCTGGAGGTACTGCACTGCTGACCCATTGATATACATCAACAGTGGATCCTGGGAATATTTGTGCCCAACGGCGAGCTGCATAAGTGATGTTGTCTTGGTTGGGGTCAACAAATCTCACACTGTTGGTATCCCACCAAATTTCTCCCACATGAGTTTCGGCCCAAATTCTACCATAGTTGTTCACCGGGCCTACATTGTATGCAGCAGGATCCACAGCACTGGTATAATTAATATTTTCAGCGGCAGCACTTAGGATTTTTCCTTGTAATGGATCAATAAAATCAAAGAACGTGGTTTTAGCACCAGTGCTGGCGCTGTAACTGTATACAGAATTGATCAATTTAATATCAACCACAGGCAGTTGTTCATGTATCACTGCCCATGCTGGCGTAAGTGTATCGTTTCTGAATATTGCCACACGTCCATAATTGAGTTCACTCAAAGTGCTGTCGTCAACATCACTGCCTGGACTACCAATCATTAATACACCATTGGTATAATCCATTGCAGTACCAAACTGGTCTAGTTCTTGCACACGTTGATCATATATTTGTTGTCCAAATGCAAACTTGCCTGGATCTCTCACAGAGTCTGAAGCACTACTTAGATAATCATATGTGTACACTACACCACTTTGATACAACGGTCCATTGAATGTGGTAGTGCGACCGTCAAAATATGTAGTGCCCTGATCAAACGTGTTGGGACGATATAAGTTTCCGCCCGGTGCTCCTACTGTTAGTGTAGTAGCCGATGTATCAATGTTCAGTGCTGCACCAAAATTAGCGTTGATTGACGGTGCCGGACTGGTAATAGTTTGTGTGTATGCATAGGTATTGAACCCTAGGGCCTGGAATATAGTTCCTGTCAGACCCGGCAATACAGTAACACGATTGCCGGGATCAGCTGCTGACACATTCTTCACGCTTACAGTTAATAATCCAAATGTTGCTGTTCCAATTGCACCAGTACTGGCTATCACGTTGGCAATGCCAGATGTGTTGATATCATTTGCCAATACTGCTACCCAGCTACTTTGCTTCCAGTAGGTTACATCATTGAGTGTTACACCAACTGGTACAGTACGAATAGCTTGATACACTGATCCGGTATCTTGCACCAAGCTGTTGGCAGGCCAAATTACTGTGCCGATCCATTGATCAGGATTGCTCAATACCACTTGTTGATTGTTGATTCTGATGCTATGCCCTGGGGTCAATTCAGGATCAACTGTTTGGCTAGTGGTAGTACCGTATAAACGACTTTGATTCACGTTGCGTTGCACTGATCCAGCCTGTGACAACACAGAACTATCGTGTGGTGCTCCTGTGTACACACTGCAACTGAATCGGCACATGTCTACACTGCTACCAAAATTAGCAGCCACACTTGGTGTATTAGCATTTACAATCTGCAATAAACTAAATGTGTTTGGTTGTACTTGTAACACATCACCCACTGCCAGTGGAACTGTGACTGTGACTGTGGCTCCACTTACAGAGAATGTTCCGTCTATGTTGTCTTCAGTATTGACCAAGAAATTGTTGTTTAAATTTACAAAAGTAGGTGAAATTAATACACCGCCATCCACAGTATAAGATGTTTGAGTAGCGTTGGTTATGACAAAATTTTGTACTGAACGATCATATGCATAAACTGTACCAGCATCTATCACGTTACCAGTATCAGTATTTGGTGCACCAATGAGGATCTGAGTTCCATCAATGGTACATGCAATACTTTCACCAAATCTACTATCATCGGGCAATCTAGCTGTGATAACAGTAGATGCTGTGGTCTGTCCTGGTGATACTAGATATGTTCCTGTACCACCAGTTCCGCTGACCAGTGCTGTGATACGTGTGCCTTGTGCAACACCAGTACCACTGAGAATCATGCCAACAGCAAGAGACGGAGAGCCAATTGGCATATCAGTTACTGAGAGTGTGTTGCCTGTGATTGAAGCTGTGAATTCAATGGTAAACTCTAACGTATCAACAAATGTATAGTAACTGTTGGTGGTTATTGTAATTACTGCTGCGGCAGCGGGTGCGGTGAAGAATATTAAATCTCTACCAGTGGTACTGTAGTCTGCGTTGAATTCGTAATCAATATTTGGACGCTGCAATACTCCGTTGACTGCCACAACAAAACTGTAGATGTTGACTGCGGTGTACAAATATTCATTCAGCGAAAACAAATGTGTTGATCCATCACCGGTATAAGTTGCAGAAGTTCTACGACTGATTTGTAATATCAAATCACTTGGTGGTGTTGAATTAAACACTACACTGCTGGCTGTTAAAATATAATCAAGTCCTTCTGTTAATTCTTGATTGTTCAAGACCACAGTAAGCTGATTGGGATATTGTGAATCAATCACAATGTAATTACTGTAATTGAAAATTGATGTAGTGCCGGTAGTTGTGTATTTTTTAGTTTGAGTCTGTACCTCTACCAATCCATATGCAAAAACTTTATTAATTCCCGGTGCACCAATATACATCCAATGCTCATCTTGGCTCATTGCTACGCTGTAGCCAAACTCAGCTGGATATACCAAGTCAGTGACCACTGGAACTGTGAGCAAACCGGAAGTTATGAAAGTGCTGGTGCCAGGGATTCTATAAACCGTGGCTGCATATCCTAGGTTGTTATCACTGGCCGGTGCGCCTATTACTTGCCAAGTCTGATTGCCAATGCTGACTGCGCGTCCGTATCCGACAGTGTCTATGGCATTGAGTTCAAGAACAGAATTTTCTGCAAATGGGTTAACTGTTGATCGTATGTAAGTGTATGCTGCACCAATGCCAGAATTGTATGCTGGACTACCAACAATTGCATAGATATTGTCTTTGTTTTGTGCTACACTTTGACCAAATTCACTATTGGTTTGTGGAACAGCAGCTTTTATTTCGTCTGTGGATGTGAAAACTAGTTGTTTTTCCAACACTTCCCATAGACCCAACCCATTGTTGTCTACCCATACTTTATTACCTGGGATCAAACTGTTGGCATACGGTAATGAGATCACATCACTGGCTTGTTTCACACGTTGAGTTTGCAATACAAATCCAATACCATTGCCAACAGCAGTAATTTGCCCAGCATTGACAAAACTAAATTCAGCAACCAGTTGATTAATACTTGGTATACGTAGTACGTTGTATACTCCATTGACCTCGTCAGAGAAGAATCGAATTATAAACAGCCGCCCAGTGGTAGTAATACCATGAGGTTGAGTAAAGGTAAACACACTGGTGCCGTCAAGGTTTGTGGTAACCGAATCAAGATATCCCGGAATCTGACTAGTTCGATAAATGCCCCAATCATAACTGTTGATACGTGCCACCCATATGTCAGTTCCTAAATTGATATTGTCAATATTAGCACTTAGTTCAGCAGTGTTTGTGATATCAAATACCGTGATATCAACATCATCAAAATTCACATAACCAGCACTGGGCAATGCCGAATCCTCTATAGGCAAAGTCACAGTGGTCAATATATTTGGACTTGTTATCTTGTAGCTGGATTTCCATAAGTTATTCAACAGCACTGTTTGCTCAGCCAAACTAGCTTGGTTGGGCAAAATAACCTGTACGGTGCTAGGATTAGCAGTTAGCAATGCCTCGTTGAGTTGCAGTTCATAGAAGCTGCGGTTAGCATTGGCACCGTATACTCCGCGAAGTATGGCCCAATTTTCATAAATCTGATACTGTGTAGGACCGTGCCCTATGTCAGCAAATGAGAATATGTCAGCCGCACGTACGGTGCCTTTGGTACCTAAAAATTGTTGATACAAACTCACCTGGCTGGTACTATCTAATTCTAGATTTACCATGTATTGTCGAGGTTTCCACCCAATCAATGCATATGAGAATAAATCTTGGTTGAGTTCAAGATTAGCAGTGTAGATATTGTAACTGTTGGCCAGTTGATTGCTCTTGTTGGCCAAGTTAGGTAACAGCCCTTGTTGTATTGATGTATAGTTACTAACTCTCCAGTTATTGATATCAAACTCTGCAGATGGCTGTACTATGTCAATGGCACTGTAATAGGTATTTTTCCATTTTACAATTTCGCCACGAGAGTATTTCTTCAATGGATCCCAGGGCTTGATATCATCTTGATTTAATATGAATCCTTGAGCATTCAATTGCCCGTTCCATTCTGTAGTGGTCCATCCTACCAGTCTAATACGACTTTGTCTTGCACCAGTTATGGGATTATAAATCAAGTCAGCAAAGATACTGGTGTTGTCCAACACAATCATGTTCTCGTAACTGGTGAACTTGATGTTGAGGAAGTTGATAGTTTCTGTGGTCAAGCTGGTAATAGTGAAAGTATTATCCAATCTTTCAATTACCAAGTCTCTGGCATTGAATGGAACCCTATCGGCATTTAACACCATGTTCTCTACAGTTTGCACTGCAATGCTATCAACAATTGCGCCTGGACGCTCCACAATCAATTTGCTTGCACCTGGATTCAGATTGATAATACTGCCAGTGTCCCAGCCTTGATTGCTCCAGTACAAGAATTCACTGACCATCTGATTCCAATCCAACACATATCCATTTTCCAATGTGTTGAACACAACACCTTGACTTTGCAATAGTGCGCCGTAACTCAACAAGAAGTCAGCCACTAATGTTTGATTGGTAAACACATAACCATATGGAATTTGTACCACATTATTGGTATATGTCACTGGAACACGAACTGTGCTATTGCCGGCTGATATAGTGCCCAGATTGCCATTGACTCGGCTTTGCAAAATGTTAAAATATGGTTGACTCATATTGTAACCATACACTGCCCAGCCCGTGGCGGTACTTTGCACAATCACACTAGAGTAAGTGAGTTGTGCAAACGGTACGTTTTTGTAGAACAACAGATTGTAACTGTCATCAGGCAACAACAAGTTGGAGTTTAAACTGTTAGGACTAGATTTCTCGGTGTACAGTTCCAGTAGATTTTTGCCGGTGAATGATGCCATTCTATAGCATAATCTCACGTCAAGATTTTTAAGATCAGCAGTGAGTGCAGCAGTTGAGTTAATACCACTTACTCGGTTAAAGTCCACAATCCAATCAATATAACTGGCTTTACTGATGCCGTTGCCATACACTTCAACACCATTGGCATCTAGTCTATAACGATTATTGTACAAGTATTGATCGTAATCAGTATCAAATCGGTACAGATCTCTATCAGCAAACAATGAGAAGAATTCAGCCGGGCGGGTCAATGCCAACAATCTCATGATGGCAAATGGATACGCACTTGAGGTACGCCAGGCGTTTTCTACAGGGCCGTCATCACCAGCTGTCCAACTCTTGCGAAAGTCGGCTGTGTTAAAGTTGCCTACTACCACTTGTTGTGGGCTTAACAATTGACCTTCACTATCAACTGGAATTACTTGCAACAATTCAGGACGAATGTATTCCGGGCGCACATAAGCAGCCACTGGATCTCTTACCAGGCCTGCTGCTAGATCTCCCCATAACACCAGGTTACCCGAAGTGTACGGGGCCGGGCCGTATTGATTTTCCCACCATGATGGACGCTCACTGAATCCCAGTAATTCCCAAGGTCGTGTGGCAGGATAGATAGTGTCGTAGAAATAATTGTAGATACCGCGCCAGGCGCCAATCAACAATGGATCACTAGTGAGTTTGTTTGATGCTGTGCTATAATTCCAAGTAAACTCGTTGGCTGGAATATAATCTTGTGTTTTGTAATCAAGTTTGTTCCAGCCCACCCAGGTCAAAAAGTCTTGATTGAGAATATCTTGTATCTCTAATAGACTGTAATCGGTGGTGCGGAATTGACCTGGAATTACTTCTGCGGCAGTCAGAGGTACTGGATTGTTATCTAGTTTTAAGTTGTTGTAGATTCTAGTTTCAAATTCCAACAACAATTGATCACGGAAATCACCAAACGCTCTAGTAATGGATCCATCATGCCCACGAATAACAACAGTAGGTGTTACATAAGTTTCATCTAAAAATATTTCAGGTACATATGCTGGATACAATCCCAGCTTGGTAGGAGTGTTAGGAACATAGCTACCAAAAGTAGCTTCGTACTCTTGAATGGTCACAACTTCTCCCACTGCCAATGGTATCAAGATTGTGATAACTGGTGCATCGGTACTGACAACATATTCAATATTTCTAGTCAACAATCGATCATTGATGTACACCAGCAATGCTTGATAATTGGCTGAGGTGTAATTGTATACTTGTGTGAGATCAAACACCAGCCCAGTGATAGGAGTCACTGTGGTCTGTAATTGAGTATACACTGTGCCGGTGGGCAACATGTCTGACCAATAGAATGGATTTGAACTGGTCTGCCCTGTGTTAATTTCAGAAAACACTGCATTCAGTATTTCTGCCACTGTCATGTTTGTGTAATCACCTTGAACTGCTGTGTTCAGGAACTGCGCTTTGAATTTTTCGTATTCTCTAGAATTGAATGCCAATGACGCAAAGATATCGTAATCGGGTTTGCGCAAGAAGTATCCAGCCAGAGTCATAGGCGAGCTTTGTTGCAAAATGCTCAACCCGTACGGAACAATATTGCCCAAGTCTCTTGAGTTGTTGGCACCATTCACTGGCCCAGTGAGATTGACTAAGTTTTGTGCAATTGTGTCATAATGTGTTCTAATGGTACCCAACGTGAAGTATGGGTTATTGCCATTCAATGGATTGTTTTCTAAGTTGACAGGAACTTGATAGAATCCCACAGCACTTGTTTGATCGCTCAGAACTAATACTTCAACAATGTCGCCCTGCACTATTTTTGTTGTGGGATTGAATCTAATAGTTGTGGTGTTATCGGTGGTGGTAACTGTGTAATTGCCTGGGTCTTGAAATAAACTACTGTAGTTTTGACTCACACTGGTAGCATAGACTTTAACGCTGGGGATCATGCCAGTTGGTACAGCAGCCACATCCAGGATCAATGGTGTGGTTGCTGTGATAATTTCAGACAGAACCGTTTGTGCCGGGGTGACAGTATAAGTTCCGGTTCCGCCGGTTCCGGTGAGCAATCCTGTGATCTGAGTACCGGGCACCACCCCTTTGCCAGAGATACTTTGCCCAATTAACAGTGAGCCTGTGGCCGGACCTTGAGTCACAGTTAGTGTTGTACCTGATATAGATGCTGTTACGAGAGTGGTACTGTATGTGAAATTAAACTGTTGATAAACTTGACTCTTGACCGCGGCTTTTTGCCAGCCAAGTTCTTTAGCATACACAGTTCGATTTTCGTATTGTCGAACATGCCCTATACTGATATTGGCAGTTTGTTGTATATTGTCTTTGACATAGATAAAAGTATCTGCATAAAGATTGTTATCAAACACAATATCGCCAATGTTGTTCAAGCTGAGATATCTTAGGGGAAATCCCAACACAGTATCTGCCACAGTTCCTGGACCAATTGCATAACTGAACAACGGGCTTCCGCCTGTGACAGTACCAATATTGTTCTTGACAGTTGAAAAAGTTGAGCTTGGGTAAACCACACGATTACCCAAACTGTATCCTGCTTGATCGTAAACATCAAACATGGGATTCTGATTCACCTCTGTTTTCTGCTGTGCACGAATCCATTGTGTACCATCATAATAAAAAGTCACACCTTGCAGTGTATTACCACTCAAACAAACCACACACTGATCAATCAGAGCCAATGCATCATCCGCTGGCACTAGGTCAATGATAGGCTGATCCACCAACGAACTGTCAGGCAATGGCACCGAAGCTGGACTGACAAAATTTACCACATAAATCTTGTCACGCACAGCAAGATCTGCATCGCGTGCAAAAATAACTCTGCTGCCTTGTTGCAATTGATAACCGTCAATGTAGTACTCAGTGGTGCCATTGACATTGGACAAAGCATCAGTTTGATTGAGATCAATGATGTTTATGGGATCTTTGGACTCGGTGCCCATGTTGTACAAACGTGTACCGCCGCGGAATTCAATGATAGGACGTTTGGCACGGAATGCGTTATCTAACACCGGAATTGTGTTATTGTATGCGGCTGCTGCGTTGATTACATCAATATGAAACCAGCGATTTGATCTTGTCCAGGCATTGAGATCAGGACTATCCAGTGCTATTGTGATGTAATCAGGATCCAGTGGTTGATTCAGTGTTCCGTCCCAGTTGGCAGAATCCCAAGGAACAAAATCCCAAGGAATACTGGCAGTGTGTGCAATTTCAGGGGTAACATAATCAGTTTCCAACAACAACTGTATAGCCGTGCCTACTCCGGCCACATAATAAGTCTGAGCTTGATAGCTGGCAGGAAACACTGTGCCTTCAAATGTGATCTTTAAATTGTTGGTGAACACCACACCATTGGGCGAGGTGTAGTTTTTCTTGCCCAGGATGTCAGTGACCACATTGATAGAAGCTGCTTGAGTTTGATCTACCAGTCTGATTTGTCCAAAAATTTCTGGGTTGGTACTGTCTTGATACCACAGCAGATCTTGTACCGCAGTCAGCAACGGTATTTGTTCAAAATAGCCCGATGCATTGAGGTACCACTGTGTGTTACTCCACTCGGCACCAAACATGATGGTAAATTTGTTCAGGCTCGGGACTGACAACACTGGTACCAGCTGAATAGTTTGGCTAGGACCAGTGCCTATGTATTGTATTTGATATACATCAGTAGGTGCTGTGGTATTGTTGAATACCACTGTGCGATTTTGAAGATTAGTTATACCGTCTATGCCTGAAGGATAGCTGGCAAAAAATGCAGCTACTAACGCTCCGTTGATTTGATTGTAATCAATGTTGGTTACCAAATCAACTTGCCCAGCAACAGTAATAGTAGGGGCCAGTGTTAGATCGTAATAAAACTGTTGAGCTGTTTTATAAGGTACACTAAACGTAATGGTGCCCGAATCTTCACCGTTGTTGGTAACGCCTAGCACCGTTCTAGAACTGATGTTGGGAGCATACGGCAAGCGTCCATTTACACCAGGGTCTGATTGTATCCAAAAAGCATCGGGTGCCTGATTGACTGCAAACTTGTAAGTTCCGCCACGCACCAAGGTGATCACTGGATTCTGGCCCGGTAGGCTTGAAAATTCATAATAGGCGTCTGTTCTGGTCACGTCATAGGTAGCTGTGGTTGGAATTGTAGTTCCACTCACACCCACAGATATAGGACCGCCCGGCAGCCAGTAATACTGACTGTAATTTGTAAACTTATCAAAGTTTATAAACGGATCCCAGGTATAGTAGTCGCTGGTATACAGTCTTGATGAATTGTTGGTGAATCCACCTTGCCGACCTATTGCATCAGTGATACCTGGATAAGTTACTGCATCTGCAATGGTATCAGTATCTGGCACTAAACTTATAACGCCCGGCTCCAGCTGATAGTTTGATCGAGCGGCAGTAGGTTCAACCACATAGTAGTCATTGGGATTTACTCCAGGGCCAACATGACGTCCAACAAACCCTTGTGTTTTTTTGAATTCGGGTTCCTGGACCAGTTGATCTAGTGTAGCTGATAAGAATTGCTTGTTAGTGCTGGTTTGAAATATGGGTGGTAGAAAATCTACCGACTTTGTTGTGGCCATTAAATTACTCCGCTGCCGGGTGCAGTTCTGATATTAGTTGAAGTCAAGGAAGTTATAACCTCTACTGAGCTTACACCGGCACCATTTACAAATATTTCATTCGGTGCTGAATGTATTTCATACAAGTCACCAAAATATTTCAATGGATCCAATGGCACCAACACCACTGAGCTCACGATGCCGCCCATGTTTCTGTGGATGTATGCAGCCAGTTCTGAGAAATAAAATGTATCTCCAAAATTCCATTTGTCAATGCTGAAATATTCATTTAAATTGGCCACTACCAGGGTTTTAATTTCACTTTCGCTAGCAGTGGAATTGGCAGCACGTATTACCTTGATTGTTGCACGTAGATTTTCAGCTGCTTTGGGACCAAACAACGGCTTGAATGATACTGAATTTAATACTATATTGTCAGATATCATTTTGTAAGAATCAAGTCCTTGATATGCAGTGCTGAGTTCATTAATTGTGGGAACATCAGGTTTGGGCACTGTGTTTGTTGAATCTCTAATCCAATTTTGATAAGCTGTGTAATAGGCCTGGGTGACCACATACAAATCAATAATGTTGGTAGTACCTGGATCAATACGGTCGGTCAGCGGAGCATTGTGCCGGTATTGGAAATACATTCCTGATCGTCCCACTTTGGCCAACCACTCCCCTGACACGTCCAGTAGGATTTTTGTTCCATTGGTACTGATTACCAATTGATAAAACGCACCCACTTGTCCGGCCAATGGTCCCACTGTTATTGTTTGTGAATATGCATAAAAAATCTGCCCAATAATGTATTGAGCTTTTACAGCTTCAATATCATCCATGGTAGCATAGTCACTGTTGACAACTCCAGAGGCAATTAACAAATAGCGTTGCAGATTGTCAAAGTCCACGGTCTTTTGGAAGAATACATATTTTGTATTTGAATTCACGTCAGGCGCAACAATTTCATTGAAGAAATCAGGATCATCTGTAACACCATCATTGTTACGATCTTCATAGCTGACGATGACTTGGAAATCATCAACTAGTCCGTCGGACTGCACAGGCTGTCCGGTAATCTTGAGATAAATGTCCCCGGGTTGAGGACTATTTGAGTCAGGCAAACTATTGACTTTGAGCACATTAATATAGTCGCTCACTATATTGCCCAGTCGCGGATCATAGATGCGATTGCCGGTTTCAAAGAAAAATCTTGTTTGTAATACCGAACCCCAATTGTACACCAATGCACGACTGGTTACTGTGTATTTTGTACCATTGGTCACTGCTTGGATCATCCAGCTGGCATCTTGATTTGTGCCGGATGTGCTACCTGCATTGACCAAACTAAAAGTGGCATCAACGTCTATGTTGTTGGACGTGATTAGATACCATGTGTACGGTGTACCTGTGATTGCGCCGGTGTTGTCATATCCTAACCCAAAATTTCTATACAGCAAAATTTGTTGTGTGATTTCTGTGATTAAACTGCTGGGCAAACTGGTAATTAACAATGGAATTACTTCAGTTGGAATTGCACCAGTTGGCACAAACACATTCATGGCCACAGGTCCTGTTCCATCTACAAAGTTTCCTTGCCCTTGATTGGTTCCGTCTAGATAGATACTCAAAGGACTAGCCCAAAAGTACAAGCGTTCATCTGCTAGTGTGGGTATGCCCAATTTGAGTCGATTGGTGGCATCAAAGAAATAGCCTGCGGGTGCTGTAAATTTAACCAAACTGCCCACAGTAATAAATTTTGAATTAGAACTGCTGTATGCGCCGATAGGTGCAGGATTGCCGGCAGCATTCACAAAGTATCCAGTGGTTTCATTGGCCAACGTTGTGCTCTGATGCCAGGTTAAATTCAATACTGCTAGATCTGGTCTAAGAAAGTTGGCATAGTAAAACTGCACAAATGCATCAGTTGCTATTATTGGCTGTACTTGATTAACCAGCACATTAGCAATGTCATTGTTGGTAAGCCAGTTGAACAAAAATGTAGGCAACTGATTTTCTTCCCATATGGCACCGTCAGATGCAAAGATGTTGGTGGAGCTGTACTTGCCTGTGTTGTCCACTAGATCAAGATATCTACTGGTACCAATACTGGCACGGTTTAATGCATAACTCTTGATGATAGAATTGTATTCAGTAAACGGAAAGTTAGTGTAATCTTCACCGTTGACCATGCGATTCTGTGTATAGTATCTAGCAGGCGCACGTTGTTTGATTTCATCCAGTGTTTCTCTAGCTTGAGCATTGCTTACTGGGGTTGTGATACCACAGGTAAATGTGATAGTTTCCAACTGTCCTGATCTGCTGATATAGCTGATAGGCAATACTACACTTTGCATTTCTTCTGGATTAATAATGTATTGTAATCCGTTTGATGCACGAACATATGCACGGAACAACCCAGTAGGCACAGCTGAAAATACACCGTCGCCAAATGTCAATGTGATTTGATCGTTGGCCCTGGATGTTACTGAAAATAAACTACGTTGGTCTGGTGCCAGTTGTTCTGCTGCCGCAGCATATACAGACTGTACATACTGCCATTGTTTAGTTACTGTGCCAGTATTGTCAAGTTGAAACAACCAACGATCTTCATTGTTTACACCATCAATATTGATATTGACTGTGCGATTAGGAATGCGTTCAGCTAGATTAAAATCTTGATTTTGCAATACACCTTGCTTGAAGTAGAAAAAATATCCTGTATTGGCTGCTGCATAACCCAGTGAGTCATTGCGGAACAACACGTTGAAAATACCACTAGGTTGTGGTGCTGGCTCAAAGATAAAAGGAGAAGTTGATGGTGTCCCAACCGATGTGGCATTCACTGCTTCAAATGGCATATTAACCCCATCCACCGTGGCTGTGTAGGGTAATACTGGCAAAAATCCAGGAACCAGGTTGATTGCATATTCTGATGTATCTACTCCCACTATGGTTTCACGATTGCCTGGACGTCCAACTCGTTGTGTATCTACCAATGCTGCATTGATAACGGCTGTGAACTGCTCTAACCAATTGAAGTTGGTAGGATCGTTCCAGTTGATTGTGACATTGGCTAGATTTATACCATTGAAGTCTGTGAGGTTTTCTGTGGTTTGAACAGAAAATACTTTGAGATACCCACTGGCAGCAGTGTTTCGTTTGGGTGTATAACTTATTAAATTGGCCAGTCGAACCACACTGTCTCTACGTTCAGCAGTGTCTATGTAGTTTTCTCTGGTGTTGAGATCATTACGAAAACTCATGGCCTGACCCATGAATGCTATCACATCTAACAGTGCAATGAATTCTGAACTTTCAATGTAATCATTAAAAGTCTCTGGGTAATACTGTCTCAGATAGTCTACAAAACTTTTGCGTAAGGTTTCAAAGTCATAGCTTTGGAAATCCGCTTCTCTGTAGGTCTCGTAGATGCGTTTCCAATCTTCTACTCCGAATATAACTGTTTGTCTGGTAGTGGTTGCCATGATTGTCCGTTGTTATTTGTTATTTACCGAATATATAAACGGCTACGTTTATACAAACGAAGCTCTACGTTGTTGTTGATCAAAGAACACGCTCAACAATTGAGCATCAGTATTGGGAACAAATTGCACTTCAATTTCAATTAGCACACCATTTTCTTGTGGAAATAAATTTACATCTGTAACCGCTACTCTAGGGTCGCCGCCGGCCACACGCTGTACTTCTCTCAAGATAGCAGCCATAGTAGTTTGATCCTGGCTTTCAAATAAAAAATCCCAAAGTATGGTACCGTATGCAGGCCGGCCAGGCAGCTGACCTTGCCATATGTTAAAAGCGTTCAAGAGATCACGTTTGATTAGCTCTTGGTCTACTACAGTAAACTTTTTGTATTGATTTTGTGTGTTGAATCCAATGAATGTAGGCATGTTGATATTTATCCATTGAATTCCAGTGCAGATTTACGCTGTTGGTACAAAGTCCGGCACGGGTATTTTGTTGTTGCCAATTATGGCTAACACTGCTTGATTTACAGTTTGTCTATTCACTGTGTTGGTGGCGGGCGCAGGAGTCACAGTACCTGCTTCTAGCGGGTTTCCACCGCCACCCAAAAAAGAACTAGCAAATGAAAATACCTGCGCAAATTGTGCAGATTGTGCAAAGCCATCTATTGCCGACGATAACCCAGGCGCCGACGTCAACCCGCCAGTTAACAAACTAGCTGCACCGCCGATACCTCCGCCGGAGATTAGTCCACTTATATTGCCACCCACAGCACTGGTTATTGCACTGGTAATACCCGATGCTCCGGTGGCACCGGATAGCCATTCAGTGGCAGTACCTGCACTAAATTTTGTAGCTACATTTAACAACGGACCCAGTTGTGTTGCTGATTCTGACCCTGTAATTGTGCCTAGTTGTTTAAGCTGATCAAGGGCTGTGTTCATTAATCCTTGTTGCACTGTGGTTTGTAAACTGCCGCTGCTGAGAACAGAAGTAATGTCAGTTGCGCCTAATTTGCCTGTCCAGCTGGTGGGACTTGATAGTATGCTGGTAAATTGAGATGGGTCAAGGTTGATCTGATCAGCCAGCCCTGGTTTGATCAAACCTGATAGTTGTAGTTGGTCAGCATTGAACCCAAATTGTCCCAGCCCCTTGGTGTTGGTAATCACATCCACAGCTTGATTAACTGATGCAGCAGTTTGCGCTACTAATCCTTGTATTTGTGTAGACCCAATGGTTCCAATTGTTTGCGCCAAGGTTCTGGTATTGACAAAATCACTTGTAGTGATAGCGTTGGGCACTGGTAGGCCAGTTAAGTTAGGCAGATTGATATAATTGCCTATTTGTTTTGTCAAACTTATAGCTTGTGACCCCAGCTGTGCCACCGCAGAACTTAGGCCGCCAGCTGATTGAGTCACTGCATTAACTAACCCTCCTACCGGTAATCCAGTTAGGCCGCCGGTGGAAATTTGTTGAGCAAACACTGCTTGAGCTTGGGAAAATGTAGCTGTAGGAGGTCCTTGAACTTCGTAAGTTGCACCATCTGGACCAGTGAATGTAAAGTTGCTCATGATTTTCTTATGATACTCCAGTTTGTAGGAACTGGTTCTGCTGCTGGAGGCGGAGTAGGCGCTCCTGTGCCTCCAAGATTTACACTAACTGCTACTCCTTTGTTGTGATATGGATATGGCTCATGAGTAGGAGCACGAGTGACAATACTTTCTAAAGATTTTGGTTTTACTTTCCATCCAGTAGAATTATCAAATTCAGTGTCATCCAATGTGGTTTTGGGATACAGCCTAGGAGTTTTAACTGGAGTTGGCGGTAATCCGTTGAGATCTATTCTGGCTGCTTTGAGTCTCAATGAAGCGCCACCGTCAAATGATCCAGTGATTTTGCTTTGCAATGCCAGTGATCCATCGGCTTTTATTCCCACAGTTGATTGCCCATACAATACCATTTCACCTTGACTGGCTAGGTCCATGGTACCTACTGCACCTATGTTGGTATTGGAATTTGATTTCATGTTGAGATTGCCGCCGGCATACATGTTGATATCTTTGTCAGCATGTAAGTTTATAGTACCTTGTGTACGAACATTCACTGAATTAGTGGAATAAACATCCACTGTGCCTTCTTCGCCAAACTCCAACCAGGTTTGTCCATTGGCATGAATAATTTGAAAGAAATTTTCTGAATCATTCATCATGATCTGATGACCTTTGGATGTTCTCAATCTAAACAAAGCATTTTTATTTTCCAGGTCGCCATCGTCCATTACCAAAGTATGCCCGCCTTTACGGCCAATGACCCTGACATCTTGAGGGTTAACTGAGCCTGCGTTGAGTTGTTTGCGTATGGTAGCAGGATCTAGCCCACCTTGGTATATTGGTTGTCCTGGTGTGGATATACCATACACTGTGCTAGGGCTTTCTCGTTGTGCATTGGATATAATGGGTCCACGTTCAGGATCTTTGTCTAGACCTTGTTGAAAAAATATAGCTGCTTGATAACTGTGTACCGGCTTGGGTTGATCAAAGAACCTGGGATTCTGATCTAATTCTTTATTGGCTGTGTTGATTTCAGTAACTGGAAGTTGTGGAGCATCTGCAAAATATGCTGCTTGAGTTTTGTTTTGTGTAACATACTGAGATTTGTTAGCAGCACCAATGGCGGGCAACATGTGATTCAAACTGTTGTCAATCACACTGCCAACGTAGTAGCCTTGGTCAGGATCTCCTTCCACAAAAAAACACATGACCAATGTTCCCATGTCCGGAGGAGTGAACCACATGCCATAGCTTTGTTGATTGCCCGGATATGAGCCTGCTCCTGCACTGGTACTGTTTTTTTCTGTTACTCCATAGAATGGTGATAGATAACGCACCCATCGCCAGGTTTCGGGATTGGTGCTGGGTTGGCCTGTGGCAAATTGTTCAATAAACACTTGTACACGACCAGTACGAGTAGCATCAATGTTGTTGACAATTCGGCCAATGAATGGTCCCATCTCGGCGGGTGTGCCCCCACGATCAAACTTGAAATTCTTTGTTCTGCCAGATGCTTGATTTGTATTGGTTGTCATTGCAACATGTTTCCTTTATCTTGGTTTACCTTGATCATCATTTACAATGCCTTGTGTTGGTGTAGATGATACTGCTGTATCACTGAAGTTGGTAAATTCTGAGTCATAAGCTCCGCTACCTAACCCGTTTTTTGGCAATACCGGCGGCGCTGCCACAGCAGGATTAGGGGTCAGAGCTGGGTTTTGAGTGGGTGGCTCAGCTGGTCTGAGTTCAGCAGTATTAACTGACGCAATTGAATTTGGAGTGGATGAAGAGTTGATGTTTACCACTGATGTAGCAAGATTTTGAAAATTATTAATGTTATACACTGATGCACCAGCTTGTAATCCCAGAGATTTAACACCAGTGCCACCTCGTTCGGGATCTTGTGCATTGTTAATGCTGCCTACTGGTGTTGTTCCAGTAACTGGATCAGTTTTTCTACCAGTGTCGGCAGCAGCTACAGCATTTTTAGCAGGGGTTTGCAACCATGTTCCGGTTAGTTCTTGAGTGAATTTACCACCACGAAATTTACTTTTTACACCAGTTGCCAGATACGAAACAGCTTGTTGAGCAACACCTGCTTTGTCATTGGCTCTTTTTACAACATAATTACTGTAACTGGAACCAAAGTTGTTTTGCCCTGGATCCATAAGTCCAGTGGTTGTATTGTAATCAGTGGGCCGGTTCCAGGCAAACTCAAAATACGCTGCACTTGCTGTGGTGTTAATGCTGCCATCAGGAAAAAAAGGTGACGTGCTAAATTGTCCTGGCTGTACATTGGTTGGTGACGGAATCCATGCAGGATCTCCTAGTATGTTTAATGCAATAGTAGCAGTATCAACAGAGTAAAGATAATCAGCAGCATTGGCACCGGGTTCAAATGTGTTGCCGTCGCTGCCTTGCCTAGCTTGATTACTAGCCGGCATGTATCTTTTTTTCCATTGCTCTCTGCTGTTTACTCGACTGGCGTTGGAGTCATTGCCTGCTCTGACAGATACATCACTAGTCAATGACTGTGTCCAGGCATTGTTGTAATTTTGTTCAAAGTGTGTGACTTGAGAATTTTGCCCTGTGAACCAGTAATTGTAAACTTTGTGTACACCTCTGAAAGAACTGTTGTCAAAGTATTCACTTTGAACAGGAATTTGGTACGGTGCAATAATATAAGTTATCCTATATGCAAAATCATTCTGCTTGGGATCATACTGTAACTGTTCGGCTTGACAAGAGATATTGAACCACGCAAAGTTTTGTGCAGGTTTTCCGTTGTAATCCCATGTGTTGGTTTTTGAATTCCAAATTACTTTTTGCTGATCTGTGATGTAATTGCTGTTACGCAATACTGTGTCAATGAATTGTAGAATCTGTTGTCCGGCTGTAGCAGATCGTTGTCTCACAGCCGGACTCATGTTTTGTTTTTCAGGCAGTAGCTCATCAGCAGCAGTTACCTGTAAAGATCCGCCAGCAAAACTTTTATCCAATGGCCCTGGTGGAATCACGCTGGCATTGCTCAACAAAGGATCAACAAATTTGATTTCGTAAATATCAGGTATTAGCCCTTTTGAGTTGGCTATTCCTGCCCAATAGGCATTGAGTGCTGCAATTAGTCCAGTACCTGTTTCGGTGGCGCCAGATTTTGGTGCAGCGTCAGCTTTGGCTGGTGCAAGTCCAGCAGCAGCATTGGCCAAAATGCTTTCTCCTGGTTTGCCAGTGTATCTCGGTGTTGGTTGTAGATTATCAGCCATGTTATCTTATTCCTAATCCAGTGTTGTTGGGAGCATCAGATATAGGAATGCCATTTCTAGTTTGATCGCCTGCTGCTTGACTAGCTGTTTGTTGTACCACTGTTCCAACCAGAATGTCTTTGACTGTGGTACCTTGAAATTGAAAGTTTTGCGGGATACTGCCTCGATTGGTACTGAATCCTGTTGCGGTGCCTGGTACTGTTCCGGCAATTTGATATTCAACCAGCTTGTTAGCCACTTTGAAATCAATATTGCTAATGATAAAAGGAATAAATTTTTCCACTACTGCTTGATTATCTGTAACTCCGGTTCGTTGTCCGATGGGTTGTACAAGATTTCCGTCCACATCGTACCCATAAAATCTTATTACCATCACATATATTGCAGCAGAATAATTTGGTGGGGTTCCTGGTTTGACAATATTTTTTTTACTGTATAAATCTGCCACAGCACTGTACAAATTATCCAACAACGAAATTCCGTTGGGTTCGGTTATGGTAAATGTTAAATCGCTAAATGTAGCTGCACCCATGGTTGCAGTGCCTGCATAAGCAACATTGAATTCAAGATTGTCAATGTAATAGTCTAGTGGAAAAAATGGACTGCGCCCATAACCCACTGTGCTCGATGTTTGTACAGTGGGATTGGCTCCGTTGTTTGCAGGCACTTGGTTGTTGACTGGAGCACCTCCACTTTGTACCAGGAGATAGTAGCCTTCAAGATTTCTCTTGGGAGATTTGACCAATTTATTGTAAGTTTCAGGGTCCACTAGATACCAGCTGAGACTATAGGTATAGCTGGCATAAAAATCCAAAATATTATCTTGCGATACAATAGCATTGGATATACCTCCATACAGTTCATCCAGTCTATTTCGTACTGCATTGGTGGTAGGTTGTGCGGCATCATCGCCTCGTGCGCCCACTCCACCTTGAGTGGCATTATTAACTGGAGCATAACCGGGCAATGCTCCTTGAGTTTGCAAGTTGTTGAATTCTGCTTGTTGTTGAGGATCCCTAAATGGCGGAGCCGGCAACACACCCGATGGTTCCGGAGATGGTATGGCTTGAGTGTTGTTTAGTGTTCTTGTTTCAGCATTGGTGCCCGCATCCGTATTACCATTGTTGGTAGTGTCGGGTTGATTGGCATTGGAATTTGCCACAGGTGTTTTGTTAGTGATGCGACCATCAGGAGTTTCCACTTTTTGCTGTGGGTCTGTTGCTGTGGTATTAGCCTGATCATCTCTGGCCACTTGTGCTTGTGCTGTGATATCACCTGCACTACTGCTAGCAAGGGCACCAATACTTTGCTGTTGAGCCAACAGTGCTGCTCCAAGCTGGCCGCCTTGAGCATAATATTGTTCTAATACATCTGAGGAATATGTTAAACCTAATTGTAGGCCAGCAGCAATTGCTAACATTTGTCGTGCTGTCAACAACTGCCCAGGAACAAAAAGTTCATTAGCAATATATAATGCCATGCTTAGAATCCTAATACGCTACGTAACGTAGTTATTTTGGGTAGATAAATCTGCACGCCTGCTTTGAAATCCAGTGGAGGTGCTGTGAGTGTGTTGGGGTTGCGTTGATAAAACACCCACCATAGTCCAGGATTATCATACAAATCCAAGGCCAATAAGTCAGGTCTATACTGGTATGTTTGATTGATCTGCATGAGTCGATCATCACTTTCTTTGGGGATGGCACGATTGGTCATTACATCCAAGAAAAATTGACTGTACCCTGTGGTATAGTATGCACTAGTCGAGTCGTATGTGGCCATTACCAGAATCCTCCTTTGATCAAGTCACCGTTGGCAAAGCTCTTGAGGCTGAACACCTGGCTGACTTGAGCACGAGTTTGCATGGGCAATAGACTTATTGTACAATCAATCTTGGTAGGCACATAAGTTGGAGAATTTTTACTCAATGACGGTGGTGCCTGTGTACTTGTAATAGCGCCTTTGTTGATACCTTGACTAGAGAACAAGTTTTCTAATCGTTTAACAGCACCTGTTATAGGATTGGTAGGCAAGTCTTGTCTTGCTCTGCGAGTGATCAAATTGGTACCATTGATATTGGGACTGCCTGCGCGAATATAATCTACATCATTGGGCAAACTATATTGAAAACTGCTGACCACACAAGGATGTGCTGCAAACTGATATTCACCAAGTCCAGTTAGATATACCAGTGGTGGCGGAGCACCACGTTGTGCATCTTGACCATAAAACATTTTTGTTACTGATCTGAAAAAATGTATCACTGCTAACAAATAATTAGCTTCTGATGTGTCTTGTGCTGTGAATGTTGCAGTGAGAGTCACAGCGTCGGTATAACTGCTTTTGTAGAAATACCCTTTGTAATTTGAATGTGTAAGTGTGTAAGGGTCATAGTCAGCTTTGTATGCCACGTCAATCTTGGGCATGTATGGAAATATTACTCCGCCGGTTCTAGCCAATGGTTCCAGTATACCAGGGTTCGATGGCTCATTGTACAAATAGTTAGCACCAGCAGCAAGACTAAGTCTCACACGCCAATCACCGTTGTTGACCAATTTGCGTTGCGCCTCTAATACTGCTTGTCTTTGTGCCAATTGTGTACCGACCAAGGCTTTTGAGTTGGCGTCAGTGGCAGCATTTAGAGGCGTTGTTTGTGTGCCAGCTGCAAGTCTTGCATCTGTTGGATTTACTACAACTGGTGCAGCCGCTGGCGTTGTTTGTGTGCCAGCTGCAAGTCTTGCATCTGTTGGATTTACTATAACTGGTGCAGCCGCTGGTGTTATTTGTGTGCTAGCAGCAATCACCGCAGCATCTACTCCTGTAGCATCAACATATGGAGATAGTTGTGCTGCCGCTGTTGCTGCATTTACCGCAGCATCTACTCCTGTAGCATCAACATATGGAGATAGTTGTGCTGCCGCTGTTGCTGCATTTACCGCAGCATCTACTCCTGTAGCATCAACATATGGAGATGGTTGTTCAATTATTGTTACAGTAGGGAGCGGAGGTGTGACCACAATTACACGTGGATCAACTACTGGATTACTCTTTATGGCAGGTTGTGCATCTACGGCAATGCTAGGTTGTGGGTAGGGTACTTGTGTCATTCCTGACGAGACAATATCTCCCCCTGCACCTGGAATTATTGCACCTGCATTGAAATTTGTACCAGAGCCGTATGAAGCAGCATCAGAACTAACTCCAGATTGTGCAGTGGCGTCGGTCACTGTGAGGCCTTGTTGTATCAATTGATTGAATGATGTTGCGTTATTTTTGCTGTATGCCATGATAATTCCCTACTCTTTATTTACCCAAAAAATAAACCGCGTAGTTTATAATCATTGACAAACTGGGAAGATATGCTATAATAAATAATATTTTAAAGGATCTTGCCCCAATGGCAACCATTACAAGAGCAACACCAAAGACCAACTATCTCAACAACAGAGATATTCTCAAGGAAATTCACCTTAGCAAAAAGAATTATTGTGCTTTTAGAGATCCTGTTCAGGATCATCAATACGACATCATCTTACCAAGTGTAAGCAAGATCAATCAAAAAAGCACAGCAGAAGCACGTAGAAATCGAGCAGAGCGGATCCGCCGTGAAACTGGTGAGATCATTGATCCCAAAAAAATACCCAACACAGACATTGTTTTTCGTGTTATGACCTGGGAACACATACCCATGGCGCCAAAGAAAATTACCAAAGCAGCAGCTAAAAAACGCCGATTGGAAGAGCTGTTGGAACTGGACGAGCCCACAGAAGACGATGCATTAGCAGGTTTAGTTGATGAACCAATCTTGGATCCCACACACATGCGGGTGAACTTTCCTCCATTTTTTCACTATCGTGTGGATGAAAACAAAGTTCCGTTCTTGGTAGGTAAAAGTCATTGGAAGGGAGATCTCGAAACTGGTGAGTTTTCTAAAGATCACGGCGAAATGACTCGCACCTTGGCCCGGATGTTTATGAAACTTTGTGAACGTTATGCCACAAGATCAAATTGGAGGGGATATACTTACAATGAAGAAATGCGCGGGCAAGCCTTGTTGCAACTCAGTCAAATTGGATTGCAGTTTGACGAATCAAAATCGCAGAACCCTTTTGCATATTACACTGCTGCTATTACCAATAGCTTTACTCGTATCCTAAACATTGAAAAGAAGATGCAGAACATACGTGATGACATCCTGGAAATGAACGGATTGAATCCTTCCTGGACTAGACAGAACTCTGGCAAACACAGCATGGAGGCCATGTCCGGACCGGTCGTAAGCTCGTTTGAAGAATAGTATAATCAACTAATGAGTAATCTATTTAAAAAGGCTGCAATTTTTACTGATCTGCATCTGGGTCTTAAATCTAACAGTACCTTACATAACGAAGACTGTTGGGGATTCATTCAATGGATGGTTAAAAAAGCAAAAGAAGAAGGATGCGAGACTTGTTTTTTTCTTGGCGATTATCATAATAATCGAGCATCAATTAATATCCTTACGTTAAATTATTCTCTAAAATGTCTAGAGCACATGAATGCAAATTTTGAGCGTGTGTATTTCATTCCAGGCAATCACGACTTGTATTATCGTGACAAAAGAGATATTCAAAGTGTTGAATGGGCTCGCCATTTGCCCAATGTTGAAATTTGCAATGATTGGGTCACAGCCGGTGACGTGGTGATTGCTCCTTGGCTTGTGGGTGATGACTACAAGCGTATTCCCAAACTAAAAGGCAAATATATGTTTGGGCATTTTGAACTTCCCGGGTACTTGATGAATGCCATGGTGGAAATGCCGGATCACGGTGAGGTGCGTAGAGAAGACTTTTCAAACTTTGAACATGTTTTCACTGGGCACTTTCACAAACGTCAGACCAAGAAGAACATCACTTATATTGGCAATGCATTTCCACATAACTATGCCGACGCAGGCGACGATGAGCGTGGGCTTACTATTATAGAATGGGGTAAAACCCCTGTGTATCACGCTTGGCCTGATCAACCACGTTATCGTGTGTTAGGACTGGCCAATATCATCGACAATGCAGCCGCATTGCTTGCACCTCGAATGCATGTTCGTGTAAACTTGGATATTGAGATTTCATACGAAGAAGCCAACTTTATCAAAGAAACATACATTAAAGATTACAATCTAAGAGAAATGTCATTGATACCCAACAAGAATTCATCTGTGGACACAGATCTAGCACCTGGCGAGATACGTTTTGAATCAGTGGATCAGATTGTTACAGATCAGATCACTAACATTGAATCTGAATTCTACGATAACAAATTATTGTTAAAAATTTATCAGAATCTATGATACATCTACGTGATCTCACAGTAAAAAACTTCATGAGCGTGGGCAACACCACGCAGGCCATTGACTTTGATCGCAGCGATCTCACGCTGGTGCTAGGCGAAAACTTGGATATGGGAGGGGACGGCTCCCGCAATGGCACAGGCAAGTGTGTTGATATAAATACTATTATAAAAGTTCGTAATACCCTAACAGGGGAAATATCCGAACTAACTATGGGAGAACTATATCATGGCATCAAATCTGAGCAAACTAGAGATAGTGAATAAAATTTTAGACCAACGGATTAAAAATCTTGATGGTAAAAAACGAGAATTTATGTTCAATGCACTAATAAATGCACCAGATATCAAATGTATGCGTACTGGCATGAAATTAGCATATAGTATGTTTCCTTGCACCAACTTATCCCAAGGAAGTCCAAAATATTGGACCGACCGAGGATGGGACAGCATACAAGCCAAAGTAAATGCCGCAGCACACATGCAAATTGTGAATAAAAAAGCAAATCGTGATAGTCCATATTCAATGGAATTTTGGACCAAAAAAATCAATCCAGTTACTGGTAATAACTATACGGAAATTGAAGCAGACTTTGAACGAAACAGTCGTAGACCAATTCGACCAGAATACTGGATTAAAAAGGGATATACACAAGAAATTGCCAAGCAGCTCGCTGTTGATGCTAAATTTAAAAATAATAAAAAAGGAGCAAACAATGCAGCTACTACCGACATTCGTCGGGCAACCTCTAAGCGTTGTATAGAATACTATACTGCCAGAGGCCATTCAGATGAAGAAGCAGCAATCATGCGGTCTAATTCCCAAAAATATTTTTCAAAAGAAATATGCATACAAAAACACGGCGAATTAGAAGGATTAAAAGTTTGGAACAACAGACAAGAGAAGTGGCAAAATACTTTAAATGCAAAATCTCAGGAAGAAAAAGCCAGGATTAATCGGTTAAAATTATCTAAAGGCATCACTGTTTCCAAGGCTGAAAAAATTCTACTCAATGAAATAAAACAAGTCATACCAACGGTGTGTCATCAGTTTACCCTGGTTAACTCAAATAAAAAGCAGTATGTGTATGACATACAAGTCAACAATAAAATTATCGAATATAATGGAGATTTTTGGCATTGCAACCCAGCCAGGTATTCTTCTGAATTTATAAACCCAAGAACCAAGCTCAGAGCCACTAACAAATGGGATTCAGATCGCATAAAATTACAATATGCTCGAGATCAAGGCTATGAAGTATTGGTAATTTGGGAAAGTGATTTTAAGAAAAATAAAGAGGAAGTAATTAAAAAATGCATTCAATTTCTGACACAGTAACTAGAAAATTTGTCGACATCGTTGATCTTGACAATTTAGAAATAGAAACCGATACTGGATGGCATCCTGTTTCTAAGATATTTAAAACAATACCATACCAAGTCTGGTCCATTCAAACTCAATCGGGACTGACATTAAGGTGTGCAGACGACCATATTGTATTTGACCACAACTTGACTGAAATCTATGTGAAGAATCTCATACCAAATGTTTCAGTGATTCAAACCAATTCTGGACCAGAATTGGTTACTTCTGTGGTCCAGCATCCGCACATGGAAAACATGTATGATATTTCAGTGGATTCGGCCAATCACCGATATTTTACCAGTGGAATTTTATCGCATAACACCACAATTGTCAATGCATTAAGTTATGCCCTGTATGGTCAAGCCTTGAGCAACATCCGCAAAGACAATCTTGTGAACAAGACCAATGCCAAACATATGATGGTCAGTCTTGATTTTTCTGTAGGCAGTCAGAACTATCGTATCGAACGCGGTCGCAAACCCAACGTGCTCCGGTTCTATGTAAATGATCAACATCAAGCAGCACAGGACGAGGCGCAAGGCGATAGTCGTGAAACACAAGAAGCCATTGAGCGTGTGTTGGGCATGAGCCACGACATGTTTCAACACATTGTTGCATTAAACACATATACACCACCGTTTTTGAGTCTCAAAGCCAATGAACAACGAACCATTATTGAACAACTGCTGGGTATCACCTTACTGAGCGAACGTGCGGACCGTATCAAAGAACTCAACAGACAGACCAAGGATTCTATCCAATCTGAAGAACTGCGTATCCGGGCTGTGCAAGAAGCCAACAAACGTATCGAAGAACAAATACAAAGTTTGGAAAAGCGTCGTGTACTGTGGATTCGCAAACAAGCAGAAGATGTGGCTGCGTTGACTCAAGGTATCAGTGATCTTGAACATATTGATATTGCGGCAGAAATTCAATCACATAGAGACCTCGAAGCATATCATGTGCGCAAGAAATCTTCAGATGATGCAAATCGCTGGATCAAACAGATCAATGCTGACGATGCAAAATTGCAAAAGCAAGTGGATCAGATTCAAAAAGATCTTGGGCAAATTGCTTCACACAAATGCTTTGCTTGTGGTACCGAAATACACGACAACAGTCTTGATACTGTAAAAACACAGCGTGAAAAAAATCTTCAAGAATTAGCTTTGCAATTGTTAACTAATGATACACAACGATTGGAACATCAAGCCACACTAACAACGATTGGTACTCTAGGCACAGCGCCTGTGGTATTTTATGACAACTTAGAACAAGCACTTAATCACAAAAATACAGTAGACACGTTACGTAAGGATCTTGCAGTAAGGTCTGCAGATACTGATCCATATGCTGAACAAATTGCAGACATGCAGAATCAAGCATTGCAAGTGGTCAGCTACGATACACTAAACGAGTTTGTCAGGGTGCAAGAACATCAAGAGTTCTTGTTGAAACTGCTCACCAGCAAAGACAGCTTTGTGCGTAAGAAGATCATTGATCAGAACTTGAGTTATCTCAACTCAAGACTCACGCATTATCTTGATAGAATTGGATTGCCGCACACTGTGAAGTTCCAGAACGATCTCACCGTGAGCATTGAAGAACTGGGTCGTGAACTGGACTTTGACAACTTATCACGTGGTGAACGCAACAGACTGATATTGAGCATGAGTTGGGCATTCCGCGATGTGTGGGAAAGTCTGTATCAACCTATCAATATCTTGTTCATTGACGAGATGATCGATTCTGGGTTAGACACACAAGGTGTGGAGAACGCATTGGCTTTGCTGAAGAAGATGAGCAGAGAGCGACACAAGAGCATCTGGTTGGTAAGTCACAGAGACGAACTGACCAGCAGGGTAGAGAACATTCTCAAGGTAGTGAAAGAGAATGGATTCACTAGTTATAGCACGGACGTGGAAATTGCGTAGAATCAAAGTCTTACATCTAGAGCCCACAGATGTGTGCCAAGCGGCATGTCCGTTGTGTGCCAGAGAGGTCAATCCAGAGTTTAACAAAAGACTTCAACATCACCTCACGATCTCGCAGATACAAAAGCATTTCAGTGATCGTGTGATTTCAAATCTCAACAAGATGTTCATGTGTGGAGTGTATGGCGATCCAGCCGCTGCCAAACACACATTGGATATCTATCGCTGGTTCCGACAACTCAATCCCGACATCACTCTGGGCATGAACACCAATGGTGCTATACAAAACACATTCTGGTGGCACGAACTGGGTCGCATGTTTGATCAGCCACGTGATTATGTTGTATTCAGCATTGATGGTTTAGAAGATACCAATGCCACATACCGTCGTGGTGTGGATTGGCGCAAGCTGATGGCCAATGCACAGGCTTACATAGAAGCAGGTGGGTTTGCACATTGGGACATGTTGGTGTACCGACACAATCAACATCAAGTGGAAGAATGCGAACAGGTAGCAAGAGACATGGGGTTTAAATGGTTTCGAGCCAAGGTCTCCAGTCGAGAATTAGCAAATTCAAATTTACAAACACCAACAGGGTGGCAGCTACCTATTGTTGCACAAGGCCCAATCAACTGCCATGCACTCCAGGAAAAAAGTGCTTACATAGATGCACAAGGTCGATTGAGCCCTTGCTGCTGGCTAGGTGAATCACGATCTGACACTGTGTCTGACATCAAACAAGTACAGACAACTTGGAAATCAGATACACCTAATCCTATATGCCAAATCACATGCAGAACTACTGACTCAAAAACCAGTTTCAGTAGCCAATGGCAGAGAGAGGTCGAACTTGTTTGATTTTTCTGTAATTGACGAATATCAAATTGAGATAACCACATATTGCAATGCGGCTTGTCCGCAATGCCCACGTAATGATCTCGGCCACGGCATTAACCCTTACATGCCATTGACACATCTTGATCGTGCTGTGATAGATCGTGCATTTGATCCGGATCTTTGCAGTCGTCTCAGACAGATATTCTTCTGCGGCAGTTATGGCGATCCTATCATGCATCCAGACTTCCTGGGCATACTGCGTGATTTTCGCAGCAAGAATCCCACACTATGGTTGTACATGCATACCAATGGTGGTGTGCATGACCCCGAGTACTGGGCAGAGATAGCTGATATCATGAATGGGTATGGGCAGATTGACTTTGGCATTGATGGGCTTGAAGATACACTACATCTGTATCGCAAGAATGTAAAGTATTCCAAGGTGATAGCCAATGCACAGTCGTTTATTGCGGCTGGTGGTCGTGCTCAATGGAACTACATTGTGTTCCGACACAACGAACATCAAGTTGAACAGGCCAAACAACTGGCCAACAGCATGGGATTCCACAACATTTTAGTTCGCAAGACTGGCAGATTTCTCAATCATGAGACCATGGAAGAGATCCACGCATGGCCTGTGAAAAACAGCAACCAATTGTTAGAACCTCCAGAGAATCCAGACTATCGCAATACCAGTATGATGTTTTTGCCTGAACTTAAAAAACAATATGCATCAGTCAAGGAATATTTTGATACTACACCTATACGATGTGATGCCTTGATGGGTCGTAAAGTGGCCATCAATGCCCAAGGTATAGTGTTACCTTGCAATTTTTTCAATCACAACTTGTATGATGCTAGATTCAGAGATGGTAGTTTGCCAGGGGCCAATCCGTTGAGCCGGCGCAATGATCGTAATCAGATCACAGACTTCTTGTCAAGATACGGATTAGACAATCTTAACATACACAACAACTCATTGGCTGGTGTGTTTGAAAATACCATGTGGGCCGACCTAGTAGATAGTTGGACTAATGAACATAGGTTATTTGAATGTGCAATGACTTGTGGCAGTAAATTTACCAAAGTATGGGATCAAGGAGGATCCTACAAATGAAAATGTTAGTAACCGGTGGTAACAGAGGGCTAGGACAACACCTAGTAGAGCGATTTGGTGCTGTGAGCATCAGTCGAGCAGATGGGTTTGATATCACAAAAAATCATCAAGAGATCTCAGCGTTGAGTCTCGACTATGATGTGTTTGTGAATAACGCATTTGATGGGCCGCCGCAAGAATCCTGGGCCAATTTTGGACAGACACAGTTATACATGGCTGTTTACGACGCTTGGAAAGCAGCTGATAAATCCGGTTGGATTTTTAATATTGGATCAGTAGGCGAACAAAGTATCGTGGCACCTGAACCCAGATGGGAAACATACAGGATCAGCAAAGCAGCATTGAGTCATGCCAGCAGACAAGGATCGCAGGCATTTAAACAAGATCAGGTGCGATTCCGCACAACTTTACTCACACTAGACAGATTGGATACAGAACTCAGCCGTAGCAGACCCACATGGACTGGCAATGGACAAGCACTAGAAGACATCAGCAACTTTATTAACTATACTACAAATATCAACGCAAACACAACAATAGAACAGGCAACTTTTTATGTTAATTTCAACTTCAAGGCATAACTATATGACTCAAGTAACACAACTGCAACATGACATGGCTATATCAAAACACCCCAGTAGAGACATTGCCCGACTCATGTGTAGGATTTGTTTACTTGATCACAAATAATCTCAATGGACGCAAATACATAGGCAAAAAACTGGCAAAGTTCTCAAAAACCACTTACAAAGTAATTAAGCAGAAAAACGGCATCAAAAAGAAAAAACGAATACGCAGCAAGGTTGATTCAGACTGGCGAGACTATTGGGGTAGCAGCCCCAATCTTCATGCAGACATCAACAGCTTGGGCAAAGAAAATTTCACAAGAGAAATACTACACTACTGTGACAGCAAGGCAGCAACATCTTACATTGAGCTTAAAGAACAAATATTGAGAAAAGTTTTAGAATCCGATGACTATTATAATGGCATTATAAATTGTCGGATCAATGGTTCTCATATCAAAGGCAAAATTCAATCTAACACTTAAGGTTGGCGGGCCAGTTTGTAATACCGCTGTGGAAAAACCGGGGAATAACCGGACACGTGACATATTGATGCACTCCCGTCAGTAGATCTGACTATCCTGAAAAATCGGAAGTGAGTGTGCGGGTAGAACCATACGCCCGACGCATTGATATAGTATGAATGTTAGCATACCAAAAACCGTGCTATAAAAACTTAGACACTAGGAACGAGGTCTAAGACGCTGTTGTCAGCGAGTCGATGTAGGTTGGGAAAGATCAGAGCCCATTAGCAACACGGTAAAAACACCTATTTCCAATGTCTTGGCTGTGACAACTCACATGAGGACAAAAGACGGAACCGTGCAAAACGGTTCCGTCTGACTAAAACAATCTACATGAAGACTTTTTGCTTCGCTCTTTAGATCAAAATAAGATTGATGAGCGATAGCGAATCAATAGACTTGCGTAGCAAGTCTCTAAACAGATGACTCACGTAATGCTTTATATTTTGCTATACGTGCTTGTGAAATTGCTTTCTTGTGTGCTTCTGATTTTGGTTTACGCATTTTTTGTTTAGTTTCTTCTGACTTAGGAATACCTTTATTTCTACCTGCCAATGACTTAGATAACATCTCTTTATGTGTGTCTGACTTTGCACCAGTGGATTTACCTTTTAGTGCTTGAGATAATTTAAAAGCTATAGCCTCTTTTTCTTCTGGTGTTTTTTCTTTACGATTAAGCTGTGCTTTCTGCATTCTTTCTTTTTGTTCGGGTGTGCGTTTTTTACCTGTACACGATGTACGCCGCTTCTCGATGGTTTCTTGAGAACTTACTCTGCCACGCCCGGCTGCTGAAATCTTTGCTTTGTGATCTTCGGTAAGTTTACGTCCAGTTAATCTTTTTGAATGCATCTGACCAAATTGTTTTTTGATCATTTCATAAAGTCTTGAATTTGGTATAAAACGCTCTTGATAATCTCTTGATACTTGTGACATCATGTTAGCAGCATATAACATTTTATGTCTGTGTGCACCTGTAGTGAATTTGGTCAATAACACATGACAAATAAAATGTTCTCTAGCAGAGAGTGTGACTATATTTTCTATTAGGTCACTACCACTTAGACTACGTGGTAGGATGTGATGATTTTCTGAATATGTGGATGTTAATAATCTTGATTGTGCTTTTTTAATAATAGCATCATACCATTTTTTGTACTTGTTTTGAATAAACATACTTGTCTCCTGTTATGTTTATTTATACTAACAAATGAGAGTTTCCGTTTTACTAAAAAAATGGCAAACCACTTTTTTTTGTTGTCTCCAGGTTGTCTTTGATCAAGTTGTTTATGATCTCACGTTCCTGAACACCCAATGTCATGGCTTGATCGTAAGTTAATCCACCCCGCATGAACCAACTCATCTTGATAGCCTCCTGGCGTATTTGTTGACAATCTTTATCCATGTTTTCGATCAACTTGTTGATCTCTTCAGGGCTAGAGGTCAGGAGGCGTTGACGAAAAAATTTGATAGATTCAGTGTAAACGGTTGCAAATACTGATGACTGCATTCCTTGCAAGTCAATGCCAGTGGTTGTATATCACTTTGTTGTTTGACTGAGATCACATGATCTCGTAATTGATTGAATATTTTGCTATCACAATTCTGTAGATACTCAACAATGTATTCAGTTTCACTTACCATTGCTTGTGGAGTTTTGATAGCAGCAATACTCTGGGCTATAGTTCTCAATGTGGTTTCATTGATCAATGCCAGACTACGATTTAATTGATCTAGTTTTGTTTTTTCGTCCGCATCACTTTCAAGCACACGCATGGCCTGTTGTTGCTCCATTTGCATCTGATTGTTATCGTTTACAAATTTATACGGAATAGGGCGGAACCAGAATTCTAAATCACCAATGCTTAGTGATTTTTCATAATCACCTATTTTTAATGTATCGTTGACCACACGTAAATCAATGCTGATTGATTCGTCAGTATTGCATGCTGGGCATGCAACATCAAGATCCATTGCATGCCCGTAACTGGCAATACGTATGCCTACTAGTGCAGCATCAAGATCAGCTGCTGGCATAGCCCACGGATCACGTATAGCTGGAATACAGCTTTTGATCACATTCACTGTGGCTGCTCCGTTGAACAATGCATCTGGGGTTCTGTAAGTGATTTCGTCTACACTGGTCATGGGCAGCACTGGCAATTCTCCATTGGCTGGCATATTCAGTGTGCCTGGCGGATAAAATTTGCCGCCAGACGGCAGGCGGATATAAATGGCAGGTTGCCGGAAATATTGTGTTAGGGGGTTGTTTGGTAGCATGATTTTCCTCGCTAAATATAATTATGATCAACCTTACCCAGTATAAAATTACAAGGACCGAATATGGCAGATTCTACATCAGATGAATTAAACGCATTAAGAGACGAATTAAGTCGCCTTCGAGAGGTTATGGGTAGAGCTGCTGGACAGACAAATAGCTTTGCTCAAACTTTTCCGCAAGCCATGAAGCAAATTGGAAATGGAGCCACTGGATTTGCTACCGCTATGGCCAATGGCCAGCAAGGTGCAAGTGCGTTTAACGGTGTAATCAATTCCAGTTCTGCGGCGCTGGGAACTTTGTTACAATCAGCAGGCCTGTTAGGCACAGCATTTGGTAAACTTACTGGATTTGCTGCTGAATACATGGTCAGAGCCAATCAGCAAGGCGATGCACTGTTCAAAAGTTTTCAAGATCTCAGTAGAGTAGGCGGTGCCGGAGCCGACGGCCTGAAAGGTGTATTTGGTAACATGCAACAATTTGGGCTCACTATGAATCAATTGCCTGAGTTTGGTGCAATGATTACTCAAAATAGTGAAGCATTGGCAGTACTGGGCGGCACAGTTAGTCAAGGCACTAAAGCATTTGCCGGAGTGGCTGCTGGCATACAACAGTCAGGACTGCAAGCTGAATTTGAACGCATGGGACTGACTACCAAGAATATCAATGAAGGCACAGCAAATTATCTAAAAATACAAACATTAACCAATGCTGGTGTTGTTAAAAGCACAGCACAACTCACTGCTGGTGCAGAAGAATATATTCGGCAACAAGATAAACTCAGCCGACTTACAGGAAAGTCAGCAGATGCCCTGGCCAAAGAGGCAGAAACACGACAAGCAAATGAAAGATATGCAGCAGTATCACTTGAATTGCAGATGAAGGCAGATGCTGCCCGGGCAGCTGGTGATGAAGCTGGCGCGCGAGCAGCTGAAGATCAGATGAAACAAAATGAGATACTATTATCAAGAACACCAGCAGCATTGAAACAAGGTGTTATGGATTTGATGAGTGGATTTGTAAACAGTCCAGAAGCCAGAAAAATGTATATCGCATTGCCTGAGATGTCTCAAGCAATTATAAGTCAAAATTTCAAAGCAGCAAAAGTCATTGACGCAGGAGCCAAAGAAGCTGATGCAAGTACCAAAAGAAATATAGGATTGGCCAAAGCTGGGGTCAACGACATAATACAAGCAAGTTATGCAGCACAGCGGGAGCTATCGCGCTTGAAAGGAGAAGAAGCTGAACAAGCAGCTACTAAACAAATAGCTGTGCTTGCCAAAGGTGGTGATGTTGATATCAACAATCAAGTAGCATTGCGTGAGGCACAAAGAGCTACTACTATGGCTCTGGATAATCTTGTGAATCATGGTGTGGGCCCTGTAACTGCTGGAATGTTAAAATTAGCCACTGGTATTGAAAAAGTAATCACAGTGCTACCCAAAGAATACATAGGCGCAAAAACATCAGTCAGTGCCAGACCTGGAGAACCAGGATCAGGACGTGGGGTAAATGCTTCTGCTACTGCCGGTTACGGAACCAGATGGAAACCGGGAGATCTAGTAGAATTTGTCAATGCAACTGCTAGCAAAGCATATGCAGCCATGACAAAACCGTTAGAAGTTGAGCGTCCTAACAGCACACAAACCTATGAAGGATTATCTGGAAGAACAAGCAACATCACTGGCAGCAATGTCTATACAGGACTGTCCGGAATAGCTGGGCCAAACACAACTTATCGTACAAATCTTGGTGACACTACACCGACTAATGCACCTACATTGTTGTCTTCTCAGGAATCCAGTGCAGGGAACAATGCAGAATTAACTCAAAGCATAATGACATTGGCTAACAATATTGGATTGCAAACATCCAGTACAAACGAACTAGTAGAGCTCATGAGACGAAGTGTAGGTACTCAAGCTAAGATACTGCAACAGACTAGAAATTAACAATAAATAACTCACTATGGCAGAATCAAACAAAGGCACTGGGTGGAAAAAATATTTCAAAGTCGCAGATTTATCTGGACAGATGAGCCCAATTGCGGGCGGTCGAGATCAAGGATTACCTGGATATCCCAAAAATGATGGGCGTCGTAGCAATCAAGCAGATACTGATTTCAGCTTTAGAAACTATGCCAGTCGATTGCCGGAAGTTTACTCAGGTCATCCTAACCGTATTGAACGTTATAATCAATACGAAAACATGGATGCTGATTCAGAAGTCAATGCATGTTTAGATATCATATCAGAATTTTCCACACAACTAAACGAGCATAACGACACACCGTTTGATATAACATACAATGATGATCCAACAGATCATGAAATTGAAATCATCCGCAAACAGATGCAGCAATGGGTCAAGCTGAACAAGCTGGATCAACGCATATTCAAACTGTTCCGTAACACAATCAAGTACGGTGATCAGGTATTTGTACGTGATCCAGAAACATTTGAAATGTACTGGGTGGACATGAGCAAAGTGGTACGTGTGATTGTTAATGAAAATGAAGGCAAACGCCCAGAACAATACATCATACGTGATATCAATCCTAACTTTCAAAATTTGACTGTGGCAGCAAAAACCACAACTGACTTCATGGTCAACCCAAGTTCAGGTGGTGCAGGTGGTATCGGCGGCAGTATGCAAGGCGGCGGCTATACTGCTCCTAGTTCAGCCATGAGCGGTGTGAGCAGATTCAATCGTGCAGTGAATGAAACTTGTATTGATGCCAAACACGTGGTGCATTTGAGTTTAAACGAAGGCCTGGATACATTCTGGCCATTTGGTAAATCAATCCTAGAAAACATCTTCAAGGTATTCAAACAGAAAGAACTGTTGGAAGATGCCATGTTGATCTATCGTGTACAACGTGCACCTGAGCGTAGATTGTTCAAGATCGACGTAGGCAACATGCCCAGCCACATGGCCATGGCGTTTGTGGAACGTGTGAAAAATGAAATGCATCAACGCCGTATTCCCACATACGGCGGTGGCGGTCAGAACATCATGGATAGTAGCTACAATCCGCTGAGTATTAACGAAGATTTCTTCTTTCCAGTGGGTGCAGATGGTCGCGGCAGCTCAGTTGAGATGCTGCAAGGCGGACAAAATCTGGGCGAAATTGACGATTTAAAGTATTTTAACAACAAAATGGCCCGTGGTCTGCGTGTGCCTTCAAGCTACCTGCCCACTGGTCCAGACGACTCTGACCGTGCTTTGACCGACGGAAAAGTAGGCACAGCCTTGATACAAGAGTATAGATTCAACCAGTATTGTGAGCGTTTGCAATCTTTGATCATGCAGAAGCTGGATGATGAATTCAAAATGTTCCTGCGATGGAGAGGGTTCAACATTGATGCTGGCCTGTTCCAGATCAAGTTTAACCCACCACAAAACTTTGCCAGCTACCGTCAAGCTGAATTAGATACATCACGTATCACAGCTTTTACCAGTTTGGAAGCACTGCCTTACATGAGCAAACGATTCTTGTTGGAGCGTTTCTTAGGCTTGACCGAAGATGAAATCCAGCAAAATTCCAAACTTTGGAAAGAAGAACGCTCCAAACCTGAACTGGAAACATCACAAGGACAAGATCTACGTTCAGTAGGTATTACACCTGCTGGATTAGAGAGTGATGTTGCAATGGGTCAAGAAATGTCAAATCTTGTTCCAGCAGGACAAGAAGGTGTACCAGGATCACCAGGATCACCAGGCGGCACAATTGGAAATACTCCAGCGGCACAGCCACCGGGTGCTGGAGCACCAATTCCGGGCGCTGCATAAATATATCATGATCCTTAACGAGCTTTACGAACGTAGTCCCAGTGCATATCAAGATGTAGCAGCTGATAATACTCAGCCTCATCTTGGTCAATTACGTAAAACCAAGCTCACACTTATGCAATTGAACAAATTGCGAAAAATGAATGATACCAGGACTTTTGAGTACAATGAAAAGCTAAAAGACATTAGAACTCAATACGCACCACCGGCTGCTCCTGTAGTATAACATTTCTGTCTTAATTGTTAAAAAACCAGCCATAACTGGTATATTTTTCTCTTATATTGTAAATATAGATATACATTTTGCCGGGTGGCAAAATTAACGAATATCTATAGGAGCCAGTTAAATGAGTGAAAATCAGTTTGAAAAGTTGATTGAATATGTGATCAACGACGAAGATGCAAAAGCCAAAGAACTTTTTCATCAAATCGTAGTAGCCAAGAGTCGTCAGATCTATGAAAACATCATGCAAGAGGACGAAGTGGAAGAAGACAACGCCATGGGTGAAGAACCACCAGGCAGTGACGGTAATCCTCCAATGGAAGAAGGCGACGAACTAGGCGGAAGCCAAAGCGGCGACATGATCGATGATGTTGAAACTGAAGAATCTGGCATGCATGAAGGCGAAGATGATGACGATACTGATGTAGATTTCGATGATGAAGCTGAAGAAGCCGGCGACGACCTAACTCAAGACCTCGAAGGCGAGCACGATATGGGTGGTGAAGAAGCTGCCACAAAAGGCGATGTAATGGATCTAGCTGACAAGTTAGACGAACTCATGGCTGAATTTGAGCACATGATGGGCGGCGGCGACGACATGGGCGATGACATGGGCGGCGATGACATGGATCTAGACGGCGGCATGGATGATATCGAAGTTGATGCTGACGAATTTGAAACTGAAGGCATGATGGAAAACATCACTCTGAAGCAAGTATATCCAAAGACTACTACCCACGAAGAAGGTGACGGCAAAGCTGGTCCTGTGGCATTTAATGCAGGACAAACTGGCATGGCTGGTCGTCCAGTGAAAACTGGACAAGCAGAAGGTGGTCACCACGATACTGCTGCTTACAAAAATACCACAAAAGATCTGATTGGTAAAGTTGGTAACTCACCTGCTCAAGCCAAACAAGATTTGAAGCCTGCAACCAAGCCGCACTTGGGCCAAGCTACAGGTGTAAACACACGTACACCGTTTCCTAAAGGCAAGTAATCAGCGATGAAATACTTACAGGAACATCTCAACTTCAACCAAGCCAAGATTCGCGTCTTGGTTGAAGATGGTCCTGACGGCGCAGGAAAGACATTGTACATGGAGGGTATATGCATAGAAGGCGGAGTAAAAAACGCTAACGAACGTGTATATCCTGTTAGTGAAATTGGCAAAGCAGTTCACAGTATCAATGAACAACTGCGAGAAGGGTATTCGGTTCTGGGCGAAGTAGATCACCCAGAAGATTTAAAAATAAACCTAGACAGAGTCAGTCACTGCATTGAAAAAATGTGGATGGACGGACCTGCTGGTTACGGTAAGTTGAAAATATTACCTACACCGATGGGACAACTGGTCAAGACCATGTTGGATTCGGGTGTAAAACTCGGAGTTTCGAGCCGTGGTTCCGGCAACGTGAACGATGGCAACGGACATGTCAGTGACTTTGAAATAGTCACTGTGGATATTGTTGCTCAGCCTAGTGCCCCGCATGCATATCCTCGTGCAATTTATGAAGGACTTCGCAATATGAAGTACGGTCATAAAGTGTTAGAGATTGCCAAGGACGCCGGACAGAACAGCAAGGTACAGAGATATTTGCGTGAGGAAGTAAAACGCCTTATTCAAGATCTCAAAATTAAGGAGTAAAGCATGCTAGATGCAATCAAACCATTGCTAGATAGCGGCCTGATTACAGAAGACGTCAGTCGAGAACTCAACGAAGCTTGGGAATCAAAACTGACAGAAGCACGTGAACAGGTTCGAGTAGAACTACGTGAAGAGTTTGCTCAACGCTACGAGCACGACAAGACAGTGATGGTTGAAGCCTTAGACAAGATGATGACAGAAAGTCTCACCGGTGAACTCGCTGAGTTTGCCCAAGAGAAAGCTGCCCTGCGTGAAGATCGTGTGAAGTTTCAATCCAAGATGAAAGAAAGTGCTGTGAAGTTTAACAATTTCATGGTAACAAAATTGTCTGAAGAAATCAGCGAATTACGCAAAGACCGCAAGCAGCACAATGAAGGACTAGAAAAACTAGAACACTTCATGGTGCATGCACTGGCTCGTGAGATCCAAGAATTTGCCCAAGACAAACGTGATGTAGTGGAAACTAAAGTACGTTTGGTCCGAGAAGCACGTGGCAAGTTAGAAAATCTCAAAGCACGTTTTGTAAAAGAAAGTGCTAAAAAAATGAGTCAAGCTGTTAGCCATCACTTGAAGGCTGAACTTAGTCAGTTACATGAAGACATCCAGGTTGCTCGCGAGAACAGCTTTGGTCGTCGTATTTTTGAAGCGTATGCTGCGGAATTTGGTGCTACTCATCTCAATGAAAAAGCCGAAGTTCGCAAGTTGCAAAACATCATCGCCCACAGAGAACAGCAACTGTCTGAGGCCATTAAACTCAGCCACAAGGCAAAAGTCTTGGTTGAGTCCAAGGAACGTGAAATACGTGTGATCCGTGAATCCAATGTGCGTCAAAACACATTAGATGATCTGCTTTCTCCTCTCAACGAGGAAAAGCGTGAAGTCATGCGTAATTTACTCGAGAGCGTGCAGACACCTCGTCTGAAGAACGCCTTCGAAAAGTACCTACCAGCAGTATTAGCTGAAGGCAAGTCTGTAAAAGCCCGCCAGGTGATTTCAGAAAATGTGTCAGAAGTAACTGGTAATAAAACTGCCCCTCGTCAAGACGAAGACAGTGCTGACAACAGCAATGTTATCGCCATCAAGCGTCTGGCAGGGCTGTAATTTTTTAACTAAGGAGACTTAAATGTCACAAACTCTATTAGAAGGCCGCTGGGATGAAACCAAGGAAGCCCTTCTCGAAGGCCTAAAAGGCAACAAGCGCACCAGCATGAACGTGATCCTAGAGAACACACGCAAGTATTTGAAAGAAAATGCAAGCTCAGGTTCCACTGGTTCTGGCAACATTGCCACACTTAACCGTGTGATTCTGCCAGTGATCCGTCGTGTTATGCCAACTGTTATTGCTAACGAACTGGTTGGCGTTCAGCCAATGACTGGACCTGTTGGTCAGATCCACACTCTGCGTGTGCGTTATGCCAACACAATGACTGACACCAGCACTGCTCAAACCAGTACTGCTGCCGGCCAAGAAGCATTGAGCCCATTCTTGATTGCTCAAGCATATTCTTCGGCATCTAGCGTCACAGCTGGTGTTGTTGATCCAACACAAACTATCTACAGTGGTGCTAACACATCAGTGCTTGAAGGTAGTGGTGGTCGTCAGATCTCCGTGCAAATCTTGAAGCAAGCTGTTGAAGCTAAGACACGTAAGTTGCAAGCTCGTTGGACTTTTGAAGCTGCTCAAGACGCACAAGCCATGCATGGTATCGACGTAGAAGCCGAAATCATGGCAGCTTTGGCTCAAGAAATTACAGCTGAAATTGACCAAGAAATCTTGCTGAGCCTGCGCTCACTGGCCACAACTGAGTACACATACAACCAAGCTACTGTAAGTGGTACAGCTACATTCGTTGGTGACGAACACGCTGCTTTGGCAGTGTTGATCAATCGTGTTGCTAACTTGATCGCCCAACGCACACGTCGTGGCGCTGGTAACTATGCTGTGGTCAGCTCAGCTGCACTCACAGTGCTGCAAAGTGCTACAACCAGCGCATTTGCACGTACCACAGAAGGTACATTCGAAGCACCTACAAACACCAAGTTTGTTGGTACTCTGAACGGCGCAATGCGTGTTTTTGTTGATAGCTATGCTAGCGACACTACACCTGTATTGGTTGGCTACAAAGGTAGTTCAGAAGCTGACGCTCCTGCATTCTACTGCCCATACATTCCCCTGATGAGCTCAGGCGTTGTATTGGATCCAACCACATTCGAACCAGTGGTTAGCTTTATGACACGCTACGGATTCATAGAATTGACAAATACTGCGTCTTCATTCGGCAATGCGGGCGATTATGTGGGAGAGATAGCCGTAAGTAATCTCTCGTTCAGCTGATCCACAATCCATTTATTTGGACAACAAAAACGCCCTTCGGGGCGTTTTTTATTGACTTTTGTTATATAATATGCTATTGTTGAACTAACTAACATAAATAAACATATGAACAAATACAATAAATGGTACCAAGATATTACAGACCGAGCTAAAAATCGTAATCTAGGCAATTACACTGAAAAACATCACATACAGCCTCGTAGTCTAGGTGGCACAGACGAGTCAAGCAACTTGGTTGCTCTTACTGCACGAGAACATTTTATTTGCCACTGGTTGTTGGTCAAAATGACTACAGGACAAGATCATCATAAAATGTTAAACGCATTGAGAATGATGCGGGCAGAGAAAGCTGGACAAGAAAGATACAATACAACAATTACAGCACGGGTATATGAAAGCATTAAACAAGAATATGCTGAGCTACAAAGTAAGTTACTCGGTGGCAAGGGCAACGGAATGTTTGGAAAACACCATACACCTGGTGCAAAAGAAAAAATTAGACAAGCAAGGTTGGGCAACAAACTAACACCAGAGCAACACAAAAAATTAGTAAAAAATACTTTAGGAAAAAAGAAACCGCCTATAACAGAAGAACATAGGGCAAAGTTATCAGCAGCAAAGCAGGGCGTAAATAATAATCGTTATGGGATAACTATGAGCAACGAAACCAAACAAAAAATTGGAGATAAGATTCGTGGACGTAAACAAACACCAGAAGAAAAATTGACGCGAAGTTTAGCCAACATGGGTAAAAAGCGTGAAACAAAACTATGTCCACACTGTAATCGATTAGTGGCAGTCAACGGCTATGCTCGTTGGCACGGCGCCAAATGCCGATCTCTACTAAATACTCCATAACAACCTTGGGATGGGAAGTACACGAAAGCACCTTCGGGTGCTTTTTTGTTGGCCGAGAATGATTGTGTCTGAGTCGGTAAATATGTCAACAAACACTTGAACTATGGTTACCATTAACGCCCCGGGCACAGGCCCATCACCATACAGCACAACGCAGGCCACAACCACTGTGACTGTGCTAGGCGCTGGTGTGCCACCTGACAGCACAACACCAAATACATCTGCTGTGCCTGCTGTGCTTCGTGTCAGTGCAAATTTATCACCTGACAGCACAACACCAAATACATCTGCTGTGCCTGCTGTGCTTCGTGTCAGTGCAAATTTATCACCTGACAGCACAACACCAAATACATCTGCTGTGCCTGCCGTGCTTCGTGTCAGTGCAAATTTATCACCTGACAGCACAACACCAAATACATCTGCTGTGCCTGCCGTGCTTCTTGCCAGTGCTACTGCACTACCCGACAGCACAACACCAAATACATCTGCTGTGCCTGCCGTGCTTCTTGCCAGTGCTACTGCACTACCCGACAGCACAACATCAAATACACCCACAGTGCCCGCTGTTCTTCGCAGCGATGCAAATGTGTCAATCATGCCGGCAGCAAATATCAGCGCCGATACGTTGGTAACTGTGACTGATAAAGTTGTATCAAACACTTTGATTGCCACAAGTCAAACAGAAGTGTTTCAAAATTACATCATCACAATTGGAGGTTCTCAAGGCACACAGGGTGTTCAAGGCAAAACCGGTAGTCGAGGTATACAAGGGGAAACCGGTAGTCAAGGTGTTCAAGGCATAACCGGTAGTCAAGGCACACAAGGCATACAGGGCACACAAGGCATCCAAGGTGTTCAAGGCATCCAAGGCATACAAGGTGTTCAAGGCATAACCGGTAGTCAAGGCATAACCGGTAGTCAAGGCACACAAGGCACACAAGGCATACAGGGCACACAAGGCACACAAGGCATACAGGGCATACAAGGTGTTCAGGGCATAACCGGTAGTCAAGGCACACAAGGCATACAGGGCACACAAGGCACACAAGGCATACAGGGCATACAAGGTGTTCAAGGCATACAAGGTGTTCAGGGCATAACCGGTAGTCAAGGCATAACCGGTAGTCAAGGCATACAGGGCACACAAGGCATACAGGGCACACAAGGCATACAGGGCATACAAGGTGTTCAAGGCACACAAGGTATCAAAGTCACCAAGTCTACTACAGCGCCGTCCAATCCAATTGAAGGTGACACTTGGCTAGACACTTCGTCTGGCATATGGTCCATGTATCTTGTTGCAGGTGGTGGTGTCACATCCAATGGTTGGGTAGAAATCGGGAGACCATAACACATGTCCTATGACTTAACTGCTGCTGAGGATGGCACAACCAGAACTCTTGGGAACAAGCTGTACACCTATAATCTTGCTCTGAACCGATGGGATCGCGTGATACCTAATCCTTCAAGCAGCGGGTTGTCTGCCAACATTATAGTTGATTATGATGGCAAATCTGATGGAAGCCTCTACAATGCTGTTCAGTATGTCACAGCAAATGTGACTTGGAGCCAGTCTGTTGTGAGCTTTGGATCAAACAATATTTCTTTTACATTTGGAAATGGAAATATCTACAACAACCAAGTAACGCAGGATATCTCAATCTCTAACAGATATTATTTTCTTTTTCAATTCAGTGGACCTGTTGGGCAGTTTGAGATTTTAAACGGCACGGTAGCCACCAATGATGGCATTACAAATACGCAAATTTACTCTCCTGCTGTAGCAGGTGTTTATAGACCTTATCCAATTATTAGTCTTTTGACCAAAGAATCAATTGTTGCATACTCATTGTCTGATCCATATTTTCCAGGTGTGACTCGTTATCTTTGTTGCAATCTTGGCACAACATCGGCGAACGCACTTCGTATCAAGGTAGATTTTCAGAATTTTGCAAACATTGCCACAAGTTCATATACCACATCAGACCTTGCAAGAACCACCGTGGTTGGATTGGGATCTTTTTCGGTCAACGGAGTATATAATTCTCAAACTGGCACTACAACCGCAACAGCAACCGATAACCCTAGATACACCAATCTTTATTTGGCATCTGCAAATTCATCAACCAACAACGTGGGCAAAATATTGATTGCAGCTGGTGCCTATAACGACAGCGGATCAAGCAACGATGCAGGAGTTCCACTGTGGCTGGCTTCTGTGCCCAGTGCCACGGTTGTGATACGCCCTGTTCAGGTCAAGGCTGCAAAATCAAATGTTACTGGAGTCAAAGTTTCTTTTGATCATTTTTTGTGTCTGCTGCAAAACGATACGTTGCCATCTTTGTCAAGCATCACGCCAACCTATGGTACACTGTCAGGGCTCCAAGTAGACCGAAACGACAAGTCTGGCACCGCACTTGCCATGGCATACACGCCGGCCGAATCTCCACTGGATTACACTGAGACTATTACATTTCCATCCAATTGGGCAACATTTGATGGATTTAGCTCCAACTTTGTACGAGACACCAACTGGACAATTTTCGGTAACCCATTTGGTACTCGAACCAACAGCTCAGCAACTGTTAGTTTTAATGTTTACCGCACTCCTGTATCATTAGCAAGTAGTACACCGTCCAACAATGCTGTTGATGTAAACTACTCCACTATAAGTTTGATTCTCAACAGAGCTGTAACTTCGGTGTCTGGCAAACAGTATCGCTTGTACTCTGGCGGCTATGGCGGCACACTTATCACAAGCTCAAATGTTCCTAATCCAAGTGGCACCAATCAGGTCACCATCTCATACCCAGCCATGTTGCCCTCTACGGTTTATTACCTGGAAATTGATTCAGGTGCCTTTGCTGACGATTATGGAAATGTTTCGTTAAGTATAGCAATCACGTTTACCACAGCCGTTGCGGTGCCAGGCGACGCAGTTTACACCACGCCTGGCACCTACTCATGGACAGTACCGACCTTTGTCACGTCTATATGTGTAGTTGCAATTGGCGGCGGCAGTAGTGGTGGATCAGATTCTGGTGTATGCTGTTTAGGTGATACTACTTCTAAACCTGGTGGTGGTGGTGGTGGACTCTCGTACACCAACAACATCTCAGTTACTCCGGGAGAAACCTGGACTGCGGTTGTTGGCTCAACAGGATCTGACAGTTATATCCAACGATCTGGCACCAAATATGTGTTGGCAAAGGGCGGCACATATGCCGGCGCCGGAGGTGCAGGAGGAGGAACAATTTCTGGTGTGGTCCACTCTGGTGGCGGCGCCGGCGGTGCTGCCGGCACCGCCGATAACAGCACTACGGGTGGCGGTGGTGGCGGTGGTGGTGCCGGAGGCTATTCAGGACCTGGCGGCAACGGAGGTAACGGATCACCGGGCAATACTACCGGATCAGCTGGCCTCGGCGGCGGTGGCGGTGGCGGCAACGGCGGCTCAGGAAATGCTGCTGGTACCGCCGGGGGCGGAGTCGGCTTGTATGGGGAAGGCAGTAGTGGGTCTGCCAACGGTGGTGCTGGCTCGGGCGGCACAGGCAAAAACTATGGTGGTGGCGGGCGCGGCGATGGCTCTGTTAGTGTTACCCAAGGAAACTTCGGCAGTGGTGGTGCTGTTCGAATTCTATGGGGCTCTGGAAGAAGTTTCCCAAGCACCAACGTCAGCACAAGCTCATCGTAACAAAGGGTCAACTTGGAAACCACACAGAAATTCTTTATCCGTATCAAAGACGGCCAGCCACAAGGTTATCCATTTCTCTTGGATAACCTTCTGCAATGTAACATTGATCCGCAGCAAAACCCAGACTGGGCTGAGTTTTTGCCTCAACCTGTAATACAGACTTTGTACAAAAACAAAGTAGTTGAGCAGCACTATGTTGTGGATGGCAGCCGGGTTCTAGGAACCTGGGTTGAAAGAAAAATGACGCCAGAGGAACTGTCTCAGTTGCCGCCAGATCCACTGCTGACCATGAAAGGTAGTGAGCCTGATGCTCTTGACTAAACAGGCTGATTTTGGTGGCTTGAAAGTGGTAATACATGACCTTCAAGTTGCAGGAGATGTGTTGCCGTTGCATGTGCATGACTGTTCATCAGTACACATCACTGTGGTAGCTCGAGGTCGCATCAAGGCATTTTCACACGACTGGGAAAAAGAAGCATCTGCTGGTGTTGTTTTGAATTTTCGCGAAGGTGAGCCTCATGAGATTGTGGCGCTAGAGGACGGCACCAGGATCGTTAATGTACTTCGCAACACTTTTGACAGCACAACTCTGTAACGCACTGTTGCTGCCACAGGCCAAGTTTGATTTTTAGATTTTGAAAAATCCCAGAAATTTGTGCATGCGGTCGATCACTGAATCCCAGTCGCCCATCTGGGGTTGACGGAACAGTCTAGCACTGGGGTACCAAGGAGAATCTTCTCGATTCAACAACCAACGCCAACAATTGCCATACGCATTTAACGGAATCCATACAGTACGGCCCATGGCACCAGCTAGGTGTGCAACAGCAGTGTCTACAGATATCACTAGATCCAGGTGATGCATGAGTCCTGCAGTATCAGAAAAATCTTGAATTGCGCCTGGATAACACTCACCACCGGCTGCAATTATAGTTTGAGTTTCTTCTTCAGTGCTATCTACAGTTAGGTTAATCCATTGGTGTTCAGGATTTCGGCGTATGAGTTCGGACATCTTTTCCACAGTCATGGCCTTGTGATTGTGTATCCATGAATCTGTTCGACCTCTCCAACACACTCCAATCCTCATGCGTCTTTTTGAACCTAATTTATCACCCCACTCTTGTGCTTTGGCAGGAGTAGCAGCTACGTATTGCAATTGGTGTGCAATAGTTTCTAATCTCAATCCAATAATTCTGGGTATACTCATCATTGGGATCCAATAATCGTATTCGCCGAGATCATCGCCAGACTCGTAAACCCAAATGATGTTTCCTGCTCCAGCAGGAAATAAAGATTTAATACCTGAACTTAAAACCAATTTTATTTTGGCACCAGCTGACGATAAGTTAGCAGTGAATCTCAAAAACTGAATCTGATCACCTAGCCCTTGCTCACCTACAACTAATATAGTTTTGTCTTTGAGGTCCTCACCAGACCATTCAGGTTTTGGCAATTGTGGTTTAGTACCAGCCATGTGTTCATAACGCCAACGAGATTCGTAATAAGGCCATCCACGTTCGTAATCACCATTGAGCAAGTAAGCTACGGCTAGATTGAATTCAGAAGTGACATTGTCAGGATCAATTTCATGGGCAGCATGTAAAAAAGGTATAGCACGAGCAGGGTATCCCATTTCACGTAGTACATTGCCGTAATTGTTGAATGCAGCACCGTGATTGAAATTTTCACCCAGCACACTGGCATAGCATTTCAATGCCAGTTCGGGTTGATGGTCATTACGATATTGGTTTCCCTGATCAAGTAGTTGATTGATGTTCATATAGATATTTACACTATAAATTACTTGATATAATTTTATTATTACATTTCTCGCCGTGAAATTTAGTATAGATAGAGTCTGCAATATCTTTATTACAATATTCGCAGGTTTTTCGAGGTCTCTTTCTTCCTGTCAGCGTTTTGCTGATTTTTTCTTTGACTCCATCTTTATGCACTGGGTTATTTTCTTTAAGATATGCACTTTTCTTTTGTTTAACATCTTCATTATAATTTGGATTGTTAATGCTATTCATTCGAAGTTGATGTTTTTTTGCAGCATCGGTATTTTTAGCAGTCCAATGATTTTCACCAGTTGGTCTAACTAAATTTTGTTTTGTGTTTTGTTTTGTAAAATCCCATCCTTCTCTTTTGTGCCACTTTAAAGCAGCGGCGGTATTTTTTTTAGTCCAGTGATTTTGACCTTTTGGCACAGTAGAAGGATCAAACGATTTGCTATCATGTCCATTGAGCCATTTTGAATTTTTAACTACTTGCATTTTTTTTAATACTCGTTTTTCCCATACTTGTGCTGAATTAATTGAGGAAAATTTTTTTCTGATTTGTATTATATCTGGTTTACCGTTCATGATAACAAAGTCTCGAACAATTTTACTGGAAGTAAAATACGATACCCATAAATCATCTGGGTGGCATTTTTTTGAATATCGGACGCCGTAATACCACTTGTCCAACGTAGTCCATCCAATTAAATATGTATAAGGTATATTTTTGATCATTTGATAAATAATACTAACGTAATTATGCGTTTTATGCTGCTTTTAAAACCCTCAGCGTAGTAGGCTGGAACCTACAGACTTATTTATAAGGAATCAAACAAATGGGTCGTCCTCTAAAAATTCAAAAATACAGTTTAAATACTGGTGTCGGTAGCCCCGGGGCTGCTACACCTGTGGATCTTGCTTATCCACCTTTTGGTTCACTGGATGTTCCGGTGTACAATTCACCTACACAGACTTTAAATGCAGAGCAGTTCTTGGGAGTAGTTGGTGGATCACCTGCTACCAGTCAACCTAGTGCCACTTATCCTGAAGTGTTGGCCACGGTGAATATTCTATACCCTGATGGAAATACTACCGGTGTAGGCCCAGGGCGTATTATTCGACAAAAAGGCAACCACAAGTATTTGGTAGCTTATACCTCAAGTACAGTGTCCGATGGCAGCTTTATTGTAGGCCAAGCATATCAAATTGTTTCGCTGGGATCTACCAATTGGCAAACAGTTGGTGCAGGAACTGGTAGTGTATCGCCAGGCGATATTTTCACAGCCATTCAAATCACCAGCGGTGGCAATGGTACAGCATACCCAGTAGGTGTGTGCGTATTGAGCAACTCTGGGACCCCGGAAGCTGGTTACATGAGCATTGGGTACGAATCTGGAGACAGTTCAACTGCTTATGCCAGCAACCTTACCAACAAGTGGGTGCGTGATTGGACTGGTACTACCAATGAGTACAGCAATAATAACCTGGGAGAAGTTAACTATAGCAGTGAGCTTTACTATGTGGCCAACTTCTTCACAGACGAAGGTGGAGTTGCAGAGTCTGGGTCAGAAACAGATACTGCTACACAAACAGTTTCTGGTGCACCAGCTGGATATGTGCCACTGGCAGTTATCAACAACGTTACTTCCTAATATTTAGGAACCTGGAATCCTCTCAGCTACATACTGGGGGGATTTTTTTATGACCGTGGCATTTGTTTTAGGAAATGGGCAGAGTAGATCTGCATTGGATATAACAAGATTTAAGTCTTTGGGATCTGTTTATGGCTGCAATGGCTTATACAGAGACTACACGCCTGATTGTCTTGTGGCAACTGATCGCCCAATTGCAGAAGAAATACAACGATCAGGATACAGTAAAAATCATAGATTTTACACAAGAAAACCATTGACAGATTTAGGAGCGCAGGTTGTTCCTAAAAAGTATCATGGCAACAGTTCAGGACCTATTGCATGTGCAATTGCTGCCTTAGACGGGCATGATCGTATCTATATGTTAGGGTTTGACATGGGCCCTAGTGCAAGTATGAGATTTAACAATGTGTATGCTGGGACAGCATTTTACAAAAGCGCAGATGCTGCACCAACTTACACAGGTAATTGGATACGCCAAGTTGTTACATTGGTAAAAGATTTTCCAACTACTAAATTTATTCGTGTTTGCGGCCCTACCACGGCAGATATCAAAGAGTTCAAAAATATTGAAAATCTTGAACACATAGATATCAATGCATTTATACATCAGTGTGGGCTATAACACCTTATTGTAGAGTCTGGTAAATACAGCTAGAGACTCAAAAAATGACACAATACACCATTGATATTGGCGCGGTACCCGATGACGGACAAGGTGATCCGTTACGAACTGCTTTTAGTTACACCAATCAAAACTTTGATCAAGTTTTTGCCGCGGGCCCAGTTCTGAGCAATGTAGCTATTGCCAACAACACTATTCGCACTATCAATAGCAATGGTAATTTGATTTTATCCCCAAACGGGATTGGCAAAATACTGGTAACAAACTCAGTAATTCCCAGTTGGGACAATGTTTATGATTTAGGTAGTCCAACTTTAAGATTCAATTCGATCTATTTAGGAACCGGCGGGTTGAATATTCCCAATATCAGTATCTCGGGAAACATCACAGCCAACTACTTTATTGGCAACGGCAGCTTGTTAACTGGCATCGTTGCAACCAATACCTCTAGACTCGGCAACGGAACCAGTGCAATTCTGGCAGCAGTAGCAAATGGTAATATTACTGTTAGTATCAACGGTGTTTCTAATACCGTGGTGTTCACTGAACAAGGGTTGACTACCGATTCTCTTACTACAACAGGTAACATCACTGGCAACTACTTTATTGGTAATGGTAGCCAACTAACTGGTATTACAGGTGGAGGAGGAGCTCAGGGTACAACTGGCGCACAAGGCACAACTGGCGCACAAGGCACAACTGGAGCACAAGGCACAACTGGCACAACTGGCGCACAAGGCACAACTGGCACAACCGGAGCACAAGGAACAACTGGCGCAG